TTTCATGTGTCCAACCATTGACACGAGAGTGCTTGTGTGCTTTTCTTTGTTTTTAAGATCATGGGTGCAATCAACAACAAGTATAAAAATCTCCTCAGCGTTGTACTTGTCTGTTTTGCACTCATCATAAGATAAAAAGCAACCGTCCCAGAAATTTTCATTGTACACCATTTTAAGGCCTCCTTGTAAATTTGTTTCACTCTCAGATCTTTATATATATAAATATACACAAAAACAAACCGCCCCACCTCAATTATCTACTACTATTACATCAAACCGTAGACCAATATATTTTTGGTGTTGACTATGTAAGTATATATAAATCAATGGCTTATAATTGTGTTTCCTGGATGTAGACCAAAAAATAATATAAAACGGTCAACGGGTAAATAAAAAGAGTTATATTTAGTTGTGGGCAATATTACCCAAAACACTATTTAAAGGGGTTAAAATGGGACGGCAAAAAAAAGAAACATCAACAGATACACAAACACCAGCAGCAGTAACCAAAAAGAAAACAGTGCAAAGGAAAAAAGCCACTGCCAAAAATATTAAGAAAAAGGTAATTAAAAAAGCGACTGCAAATAGTCGGAAGGTAATAAACAAAACGACTGCAGTAAAACCGGATGAGATTGTAGCGGCTGAACAAAAGGGGGAAATAGTCAGATTCGGGACGGCCACAATCGGCGGCTCTATCTATACAGATAAAATCATCCCTGAGCGATATCTAAGTAGAGGATATACCATTAAATGGGTTGCCTCAGTAATCGAGCGGTATCTATTGGAGGATAAAACCCTCCTGGAGACGATTAAAGCCCCTGAAAATAGCGAAATAAGCCAAATACGGGAAGGCCAAGCTATTAACTCCCCAATAACACCACTAAATACAAAGGTAAATGATATAACAGCCCTTCAAACTTGGTACGAAATGGTGAATAATGTGGCGCAGGTTGGTTCTATTTGGCGACAATCCCAACAAATAAAAGCGGGCATAATTGCCGAGAACGCCCAGGAATACCTGAAATCGGGCATTTTTTCCCTCCCCCCTGAACTGTTTACAATTCAACAGGTTACAAGCGAAAACGGGGTTAAAGAACAGCACAAAGTGCTCACGGCAGCTGGTATAACCTACCTGAAAAGCCAATACGAAGCGGCCATGCTTCGAGCGCGGACAACTGAGCGGGGACACCTCAACGACAAGCGAAAAGAGACTATAAATAGTATCGTTATAAACCAAAATATCAAGGTCGATTTACGGGAATTGATGCAGAAGGATATATCAGAACTGGCCGAAGTGCAATTTTAAACCCTGAATACTTGTAAGTTGTTGATTTTTACCCCGCATTTTGTGGGGTTTTTTCATATTTAGACAGTTTATTTTTAAGCAGATGGAAAAAGTATCAGCACGGGAGTGTTTTTCATAACTCATTGATTTATATAGGTGGTTGTTTTCTATGGTGTTACTGCTTTTGGTTGAAATTGAACTGATAATTTTAAGCAGATTTGAATATATGAGAATGGGGACGGCCAGAGTGGAATACTGAATGTGATCATAAGGAAGCAATAAACCCCTGTTGTGCTGCATGGATGCGGTATAAGGCGGCACGAATATGGCTGTGGTGAGGTATTGAAGCGCATGGATTCGGTGCATTGGTGGGTTGCATTCGTCATAAGTCCACTTACAGGAGCTTGCACACTCTCCCCCGCTCAGAGAGCGGAATATAATATAATTATTCCTCATAACTCTTAGGATGTTAAATCTTAAAGAGAGGATACCCCCTCCCCCTATCCCAAGGGGTACTCCCCCCGTCTGACCCACTAAACTGTAAGTAAGTACCCCTATAATCTTCCTGGCCAAATTCCCCAAACATCAAAAACACCTACCAATACCCCATTTTTGGCACTCAACAAGTCCCCAAAGAGGGTAAAATGTTTACAAAATGTTACACGAACGATTTGTGCCATGATTTTTGGTAAAAGTTGACAGAATGTTGTAAAAAGGGGTGGTGTTTGTGTGATGAGGATGGTGGAAAGGTGTAAAAAATTTCGTTTACGGGGAGGGGTGGTTCTTTGCCCATTCCAGGAGTTCGTCTTTGGTGATTTCGTAGGAGCAGTGTTGTCCTGTGTCTTTTTTGGTATCGAGGACGAAGTTGAATTTGACTGAGTTTGAGTTAAACCAAATATTAGTGAGGCCATACATGATGGGTTTTTTGATAAAGGTGTTGCAGAAGGATTCCTCGTTACCGAAGACGATGTTTTCATAATATGTGGTGTCTGGGTAGGTATTGGGATCGGCAGCCTGTTTGTTACCGGATACCCATCCGTCCTTCCAGAGGTGCCCCTGTTTGCATGGAACATTCTCCTCCCCACAAAGTGCGACATCATCGAATGAGCATCTGCATTCATCTGGGATATAGAGACCTGGGAATCCTTTTTCTTTAAGGATGGATGTTTTAGAGGTGGTTATTTTCATGATTGGCCTTCCCGTGTTAGGTTGTTGTGAATATTTTGCACCACCCATTTTCTTTTACTTACATGGAGTTTTTGAAGTCCTTCAAGGATGTCGATGGCTTTTTCGTCCTTTGTGTTATTGAGGCAAAATAAAAGATCGTCATTGTCTACATTGCCATCATCGAGGATAATATGAAGGCATCCACCGGCTCTATTTTCTGGAAGTAGATACCACTCAAGGCATTTTTTAAGTAATTTCACAAGTGCCTTCCTTTGTTAGATTGAAACGCTGATATTTGAATCGACTTCCACATAGATAATTGGATAGTGTTTGTCGAGGTACCCGAATTGGTTAGGGGGGTATCCCTCCATTTTCTCGGTTAGCTCAAGTTCTTCTTTCTTCCCGAGGATAATAGCGCTTGGGGTTAGTCCTGCTTGAAGAATGGTGGATAGTTTTCTTTTGATTTCGGTTTGTATTGGGTTGGTGACGATCGGCCTTCCGTGTTGAGGGCAACTCTTGTCCACTTCCAAGGATTCTGTCAAGGATAGTAGCATTTGTGTCCCTGTGCCGGTGCGTGGCACTATTCCGTTCTCATCAACATTTTCCGTTTTTTCATGATTTGTCATTCTTCATCCTTTTTAAATAGTTTATGGATAATTTCTTCTTCAATTACTTTGCAAAGACCGAGTTGTAGGGGGCGATTTCCTATTCCTCCAGTGCACCACCCATCATTGGGAAGGTCTATGTCGTTTTGGGTGTAGTATCCATAAACGAGCCCTTCCCCTGTTTGACTGAATCTGTCCATGAGATGATCAAAAATATCCTTTGTAGGGATTGTGTTTAGGTATTCTTTCATTCTTCTATATCCAAATCTGGGCAGGTAAAAGTTTCTTTTTCTCTACATTCAAGGCAGATGTGGGTTTTTGTGTAAGCAAGTCCCCATCCATTAAGTTTGTTGACACTCCTCGTGTCTTCTTCTCTGCCACATTAGTCACATTCATAAGTTTTGTACATTGACATTATAATAATCCTTTCAGTTTTCCTGTTCTTCCGGTTTTTGATATTTCAACCATATTGCTTTATTAATGCTTGGTTGTTTTTTTTACAAGGTTATTCCATGACAAAACTGCTTCAATAAAAGTTGTTCCACCTGCTTTTTTTTCACACGAAATACATTTTAACACATAAAGATTGGTATCACGGTTAAAGCTGTAATCAGGAATAACCCCACAACATGGGTTTATATAAAAATCTTTGGCTTGTTTATTCCTTTTCTCCGCAAAAAACGGTTGCCCCCACTCTTTATAATCATCATCCATGCACTGAAATCTGTACCATGCTTTTGCAAGATACTTGTCAGATTCGCAAATGGCCCTCCCGATCATGGTATTTAAGGCTTTTGTCGGATAAAGGTAAAAATCATCATTTAATTCTACTATCGAAAGTTGCGCAATTCTTGTAATTGCTTTTTTTACTACATCGGATGATTGTTGGACGCATCCATATCCTTCTGCAAATTCTTCAGTATTGGGACGGTCATTGAGCTCTCCCATTATTACTCTTACAGCATGAATCTTAAACTCATGCTCTCCGCATTCTTTTACTGTTTTAAAAATCTCGCCGTCCTCAGACTGATACATTTTAATTTCTCTCATATTGGCTCCCATCCATTTGATAAAGGGTAATCCCGGATTTTTTCTGCATAGTAAGTTCTTTGTCTGCCGGTTGATTGTCTCCAATAAGTAAACAGTCTATCCATGCAATGAAAATCTGTGTAGTTTCCAAAAGGGCAATTGCTACATAATGGCTCGTTAGTTATGTCGCAAAACTCAGTATCGGCATGACACGCAAAACAAAGGTTGCTAATTTTTCCGTATTTCTCAATAACCTTCCCCCACTCGGGCCATTCGTGTTTATCGCAATCAGGGTTTTTTGCGAGCCAGTCCCACATCTTAATATGCAGGTCGTGATGAAATATTACTGTTTTCATTTCACCCTCGTATTCCAATGGTCAATAGCGTGCTCTCTTTTGAATTTTGTCATGTCTGCAATGGTGTCGTTTGATATTCCACAATCAGGGCAGTTTACGAATGTGTATCCAACACCTGAGCCTAAACTTGCATCGCCTCCACAGAAAGGGCAAGGTAGTAGCATGGATTCTTCCTGGAAGGCCACTTCCCCAAGTATCAATTCTCTTAATTGCTGAATAAACTCTTCTCCAAGAACAAAAATATAATCTTTTGCTGTAAAACTTGCAACAAGCACAATCCTTCCATCATCGAGTTTCTCTATTCTCATACCATTGCCTCCAAACTTTTGCAAGTATTACCTTGACTGTAATACTGGCACAATCCATCATGCAAAGCACTTCTTGAACCGAAACAACATTGCATATAATTACCGAAGCACCGGCAGACATACACCTGCACACATTGATTCACTTTGCAAACATGGTTGACACTTCCGAAAATAGTTCTCCCGCATTTGGTACACTTATGGCTTCCACCTCCGAGACGTATTTGTTCAGTCATTTAGCACACTCCCCATACACAGCTATTAATTTAACCATAAACCCATGCCAAGCATCGACCTTTTCTTCCTTTGTGACATTAAGGGATTCGGCCCAATCGTTAAACGCTTTTTCGATTTGTTCAATTTCCAGTTTCATTATTTCACCTCCTACACAGATATTTTAATATTTTTCTCACTCGCCAAAACCCTCCATAGTTCAACACCTCTTAGTCGCGGTGCTCCTTCTACCCATAAAGTTTTATTCTCATTAAACATAAAATCCCTTTCCATTTTTGCATAGGGGCAACCTCCACCATTAACCCACGCGGTTATACTTTCAACCCCGCAAAACTCTGCATCATGCCTCATAAGTTCAAGTGTTAAAATATCAGACAACCCGCTGAAATTAATCTTAAAAATAGATAGTATTGAGTATTTCGCATCCCGCAAGTCAGCACCCAGCAAGCGCGCACCCGACAAGTCCGCACCCAGCAAGTCCGCTTTTTCACCTCCATTATCTTCTAACCATAATTTATGGTTATCCAATATTTTTTTTATTTCTTCTCTTGTCATTTTCCCTCCTTAAAACAGATACACTTCCGGCAATCGTTTTTATCAACATAAACCGTAGCACTGAATTTTGTAAATGTCCGCACCCATGAGCACTCTGCCATTATTGGATTATAAAAAAGCTCTCTATCGCATATATTTTCAGAATACTTACAGCGTTTTATTTTTGGTTTCATTTCTAACCTCTTTGGACGCAAATAGTGTTTCATCAATTCTTTTTTGGAAGAAAAATTCCTTATTTGGATATCTCTCCACATAACTTCTAAAAATTTTTTCTGCAAGATATTGAGACGATTCACCAACTTGCAAATCAATATTGATAAATTCTTGTGACAATTCTTCCCTTAATACTGTTCGATATGTTACCTGTGTAATACTCATCGGTTCGCCTCCTTATAACTGCAATGGTGATATTCAACTGAAAACTTTGAATCTTTATCCCAAAGAGGACAATTCACGCCTTTGATAAATTTACAATCAAGGCAGATTTCAGGTTGAAATATAGGTGTTTGGTTCATTCCAGAACTGCCCCTTGTTAAGATTAATAACCGAATCAGGAATAACCCCCTTCGGTAGGTTTATGCAGTCTACTATACACCGAATTAGTTTTTCATTCTCATTTTGTAAACGCTCGATTTCCTTAAATGGCGCAATTTGTTTGTTGTTGGACATTTTTAACCGCTCTTTCTCCAAAATGTCAAGCCTGTATAACAGTATACAAACATCTTCAGGAGATATAATATACCCATCTCTTATAATATTATATCCGTTAACACACTTAATAAATTCATTTTTTATCATATTGCCTCAATGTTAAAATTTCCGACAACGCTCATATAGACGCAACTCTGCAATCTACCACCAACTACCGTGCTCTTTTTCATCCTCAACAATTTCTCCATAATATCTTAATGGCATCTCTGTTTTTGGTCTTCTCATTTGATTACAGTTGTTCTGATTTTTGTTATTATTTGAACAAGTGTTTCTACTTTTGTTTAAATAGTTACACCCATTGCATATATGATTACTCATTCCTCCACTCCCGCCGGTACCCATGTGATGCCGTCGGTTGACATTTCGTAATTATCGAGAATGTCTTGGAAATCGTTAGCATTTTTTATAGACGGGAAATCAATAGACCCGTCATCTTGTACACCGACTATTTTTGATACTGCTTTATTACTTTTACCCCTAAACCAAGCATTCACCGGAACCTCAAACACATCTTTGAACGGGCGGTATGTCTTTTTGGGGATGGGTTTGCAGTAGTTCCATCCACAATGTCCATGACATACTTTAGGTTTGCAAAGATAGATACCATTAGGATTTTTTCATATATACTTTCTTACTACCCAATCACCGGGAACCCCACTGTCACTCACCAACACCATGTCACCGTTTTTAAACTCACTCATTTACATTACCTCCTCCTCAATAATTTCTAAATCACATCGCTCATGTTTATCTGTCATCGCTTCTCTATATGCTTGGGCTGCCTCTCTTTTGGCGAAGACTCGCTTAAAATATTGAGAGTAGCCGATGTTTTGTACAACAACATATACTAACATAATACATCCTCCTTCTCTTGTATTAATATCTCTATCATTTTATCTCTTGCCTCTTCATATAATGAATCTGGAAGATCGTATAACGGTCTACCATGCCTTTCAATAATAACATCATCACACACAACACCTATAAAGGTGCAGGTGACTTCATAGTCAACACCTCCGATAAGTATATCACGGTAGTATTTCATTGAGCCTCACTTGTTATAGTAGTAATATACAACACATTCAATAATTATGCAACAATTTTCTAAAGTTTTTTTCTCGATAATCAGTATGAAGTAAAATAATCTCTATCCATTAGTGTGTACACAATCTATTTTAAGAAAAAAGGAGATTTATATGAATGTTCATGTTGTTCTAACCACCCATAAGCATAATGAAAATTATGAGGCGATGTATTATGTGTTTAAGCAAAGTGCTGAGAGATTCGGACTGAATGTGGTACGGCATGATATTCCAATTCGAGCTCATTACAACTCTCACTTATTTGATACGAATTTATCAAAACTTGAATATCAGGCAGAGATAGAAGAAACGGAGCCTTATATCCTATCTGATTGTGATGGGTTTTTTATGGGGGATGTAAGAAGGGTGTTTGAGAATGAATTTGATTTGTGTTTTACTGAAACAGGTATCCAGGGGAGGGCGCCTATTAATGCCGGAGTAGTATTTGTCCGTCCCAACGATAGGTCAAAGCAATTCCTTCGACAATGGGCCATCAGGGCAGCAGCGATCAGGGACGAAAAAGACTTTGTTAGAAGAATAGAAAAACACAAAGGTGTCTGTCAGGGCTCTTTGCAGGATGTTTTAAGCATGGGGATTGCGAATACTATTACCGTTCCATCGGTGGAATACAACGCCTCTCCAATCCACTGTCGAAATAGAATCCTTCCCGAAACAAAATTCATTCATCTCAACTCAAATAAACTCAGAGCATCGCTTTTTAATGATGACGAAATCAACAATTACTATATTGCTAAAGAGTTTTTTAAGTATAAGTCCATCCCGCTTCAGGGTGAAATCAAAAGATTCCAAGACCGGGTAGGCCATATCCCGAACTTCGATAAACCTAAAACATTCAACGAAAAACTCGGTTGGAAAAAGCACAACGACAGAAATCTATTAATCGTAACAACAAGCGATAAAGTTGCAGTCCGTGATTATGTTCGCGAAAAAGGTTTCGTCAACATACTTGCACCGATTCTTTATGTCGGAGACTCACCCACCTACGAGGATTTAAATTCAGGAATAATGAAGGCCAATAACGCTTCAGGAAGAAGCCTTATCCTTCGGCGTAGCGAAGCAATGCTCTCGATGAACAAGGCTAAATCGTGGCTCAAAAGGACTTACGGGAACAAGATGGGTGAGTGGCAGTATTCCTGTATTAAACCTCAAATTATCATCGAGGAATTACTTGGAAACAAACCACTTCCGTGCGTCAAGGCAATGTGCTTTCACGGGAAGGCAGAATACTTTTATTACATCGAATACGGAGCCTCTCTCCATCCTGACAATATTACAATGCTTGATAAAGATTGGGTTATGACCGATGCTGTTATGCAAGGTGCAGATAAAAAGCAAACTGAAAAGCCGGTTCAATTCGACAAGATAAATGAAATCTGCGAGAAACTATCTGCTGATTTTGATTTTGTCCGTGTTGATTTGATGTTGCACGGAGACGATATTTACTTTTCGGAATTAACCCATTTCCCCACTTGCGGGATGATGAAATATACTCCTGAAAGTTGGGATAGAAAACTCGGAGACCTCTGGAAAATATGACAACTCATAAATCAATACGGTATGATGTCGAATTGTACGAATACTTCAAAGCCGTCTCAAAGGAATCCAAGGTTCCGCTTGATAGGCTTGTTAGGTTTGCAATGATTAACTATGTCAAGACACTAAAACAGCAATATCCAAAGGTTGAATATGATCGAAAGAGACCGAACGGTACGGTACAATAAATGTACCAATACCTATAAAGATTACCCTATAACATGGGATAATATTCAGCAGTTTCAGATATTCTTTTTAGAGGCTCAGTATAAACTTTCAGAAGCCGACCTCTGGGCGATGGAGTTTGATAAAGAGACTTTCGCAGACGGCCACAAAAGAAACTCCCGACTTGCTGAGATTCAGAATCATAGAAAGTTGGCAATCGAAGAAATCAAGGAGTCTTACCGGGTAGTATGGGCTCTCAGGTATCAGATTTACCAATTATACAAGCTCTCACCCGATTATAAAGCGGCAATTGACGAACAATGCAAAGACGATGTAGCATTATGGATTAATACTTTTGCATGGACATACGACCCTCGACTAACCAATATCGGAATACCGGCGAAACTTCCATTCGTACTATTTCCGGGTCAGGTAGAAACTATTCAGCGGGTAGAACACAACTACCAAAACAACAAACACATGATGATTGAAAAGTCCCGTGCAGAAGGTCTTACTGAAATGCTTTGTGCCTACGATGTTCACCACTTTTTATACCACAAGGGTTATAAAGCGGGGTGGGGGTCGAGAGTTAGAGACATGGTTGACAAGTCAAATTCTCAAGATACCATATTTGAGAAGATACGAAGAATCCTTTATGCTACCCCGCCGAATATGAGGCCAAAGGCTATGTATTCTGAGGGTAATAAATGGGATAACAATATGCGCATAGCAAATCCTGATAATGGTTCGTCTATAATCGGGGAAGGCGGTGATAATATTGGTCGTGGAGGAAGATCGTCTTTTTATAAGGTGGATGAAAAAGCATTCATCGATCACCAGGGACTCGCAGATCAAGCCCTCTCTCAGAATACCAATGTCCAACTCGACCTCTCTACTCCCAATGGACTGAACGAATTTTACCAAAAGCGGGAAGCCGGCAATGTGGATGTTATTACTGTTTGGTGGTGGATGAATCCCTCAAAAAATGCGCAATGGAGGGAGAGGAAGAGACCTGAGTATTCTGCATGGTACAGACTTCAGGAATTAAAGATTGGTGATGAAGCCATTATTGCAAGAGAAATAGACATTTCCTATAAGGCTTCGATATCGGGAACAATGATTTTACCCCAATGGGTTCAGGCAGCGGTAGATTTTAACCTTCCCGCATCAGGAGATTGTGTGGCAGGGTTCGACATTGCCGCAGGAGGTGTTGATAAATCAGTGTATGTCTCAGGCTTCGGGTCGGTAGTATCAAAAATCAAGCACCTTCCCCAAAAGACCCCGTTGGAAGCGACATGGGCCGCAGCGGACGAGGGTGAAAAAGATAGAATCAAGTGTTTGACTTATGACAAGAATACTCTTGGAGAAGATGTTCACCCGCTGTTGATGAATAGTGATAGAAAAGTGTCCTTCCGCATCGAGGGTGTTTATGGCCAATCCTCTGCAAGCGAGACATTTCTGGAAGAGGAAGGCATACGGGCTGTAGACAAGTTCAGAAATAGAAGAGCAGAATTATGGTGGAACATACGAAAGAGATTTGAAAAAACATTCCTTCATAAGAACAATATCAAATACTTCCCGGTAGAAGAAATGATATCTATTCCTTCCCATGTCGGGCTCATAGAAGAACTCTCAAACCCGTTAATGCTCCACAACGATCAGGGGAAAATAGGAATAGAATCCAAGAAGGCCATGAAAGCAAGGGGTATTCCTTCCCCGAACTATGCTGATGCACTTGCTTATATGTTTGCAAATTCAAAAAGCCACTATGTAGCGGATTCGTTCAATTATTGGTCTTCAGAAACTATTAGGAAGATAGAATTAAACCCGGGTGCGGCCGATGAAATATTGATTTCTCTGTTTTTGACTGATGCTAATGTCGTGATAATGCTGATTGAACAATTCCTTTACGCCTCTGAAAGCATAAACATTCTGAAGGAATTTACTTTTGAAAGAGTTTCTGTTGCAGATATCAAAAACTCAGTAACTTCGGTAGTAGGGAATTACACAAGGCCGAAGTATTGGATAGGGAATGAAAAGTTTTTTGAAGGACTCACAGACGGGAAGGCGACTTTGTGGTATGACTTTAAAAAAGCAGGTATGCCACTCAAACAAAATTTCAGGTCAGACAGAGCAAAATCTTTTCAACTCATGGACGACCTCTTTCACCGAAAGAAACTCCACATAGACGAAGAATGCCAAACACTTATTAACCAAGTTCGGAACTGGACTATAAAATCCGGCGAACCAAGGGATGACCTTTATTATGCCGAGACTCTTTTGCAGTCGATTCAGCTTCTCAAAAAGCACGGCCATATTAAAGAGCGAATTATTCCTGAGAAAAAAGGATATACCCGTTGACAAAATGTTACGAATAATATAATTTTATATCGTTGCATTGGTGCGACTCCTTTCGGGCCTCAGGTCACAATAGTGGCTTGGGGCTTTTCCGTATAAAAGCAATTTGTGTACACAATCAATGACTTACAATCATTAATATGGTTGGGTGTTACTTTGTTTTGTCGTATATTTATGACATGGGAAACTATATTGAACTCAGATGCCAAAATAAAACCCCGAGAAACCATGATCGCTGTGGTCACATTCTTGGTGGGATAGAATCCTCTTTCGTTGGCTCTGAGATACGATACTGCCCGTCGTGTAATGTGTTTTGGAAAGTTACAAAGGACGCCGACAGTCTTTCATTCGAGCGAGTAAAGGGGAGAATTAACATGGTTCCTGCCGAAAAAGATCACAGCGTAGTTGTAACAGGTGGTGTTGAATGATATTCCAAGTCACAAAGAAAAAGAAGTTACTTGCTCCGGAAGATGTCGCACTCGAAGTTTCGCTTTTCCAATCTGCCGATACTGCCAATAGAAAAGACCGCATTCGTGCTCAGAGAAATTACATCCTTTACGCTCCTACTGATGATTGGGAAACATGGGATTCTACAAGTGCTGAGGTTCTTCGCTCAGAGGGCCGTACCCCGAATTACTATAATTTCCTTCAGATGTATGTCGAGGGAAATGCAGGAAACTTTGTTCTAAACAAAGTTGACCCTGAGTTTGTTGACCGTGGCGATGACAATAAGCAGGTTCAAGATGCGCTATATGCCCTCAAGGGATCGTTTTACTCAGATAAAGAGCACTTCGATTACAGTGCAAACCACCTTTCTGCGGTTGTTAATGGGTGTATTGCAATAGGTTGTGAAGAAGTTAAGATTATTCGGACGATAAATGAACCTCGGGGAAGGATTGCATTCAAGTCCCTCCCGTCCATATCTGTTATCTTCGACCCAAACAACCTCACTGATAACATTGCCGGTGGTTCCCGTGATGCGTGGAAGAGATTTTATCTCACTCCCCGTCAGATGGTGGATTATTTTGAGGATTGCACCGATGATGTAAGAATGAGGCTGCGAGCATTGGCAAAAGACCGGCCTGAATACGAATCAAGGGGTACTGAATTTCCAATAGAAAAATACTGGGGAGGGCAATATGAGGTCGTGGAACACTACCACATCGAAAAAGAATACCGGCATATCGCTTTCGATAGCCGTAATATGGTACGCCTTCCAGATTCTCCTCATGAGTTTGGTTCTGAAGATGATTGGAATTTCAAAGACAACTGGGCCAAGGCTCAGGGATTTCTTCTCGATCCTAACGCTATACAGGAAATTAAAGTCCCATCGGAAGCTCTTTGGGTAACAACTTTCTGCCCCGACCTTGGGATTACTTTTGAGAATCGAAAAGATGAACGGCAGATAATCGACAGAGACGGGAAGGCCAAACTCCCATTTTTTACTTGGTCATACATTACCAAGAATGGAAAATGGACTTCGCTTGTAGACCTTGGAAAGAATCTTCAGAATGACATTAATCTCCGTGAGCAGCATAAGTCAAAGATGTTTACCAAGACTCCGATTGGTGGAAAGACTTACGCTCACCCGATGGCGTTTGGGGATAATGACCAAAAGAAACAGGAATTCATAAGAGATTTTACCGATCCCTCAATACCTGCTTTCTTCGATCAGGATGCCCCTCCCAATCTTCGCTTGATCTGGAACGAATCAGGTTCTCAGCTGAATCCTGCGATTATGATGGACGAAAACCAGAAAATGTCCATGATGGATCGAATACTCAGACTTCCACTTGCTATGCAGGGAGTTTCTAAATCGGGAGGGTCAGGTGTTCTGTTTGGCCGGCAGGTCATCGAAGGTAACATCATGCAGAAGGTTCCATCAACTACCCTTGAGCAATATCAGAACGAAAAGTATACCGCATGGCTGTCACTTGCCATTAATCTTTATGCCGGGAAAAACCGTCAAGAGAAAGAGTACAATTACAATCGTGAGTTTTTTCAGGGAAAAAATAAAATTGTCCTGAATGAATTTGTCGGTATTGATGAAAATGGTAATGACATTGTGAATAACGATCTTTCGGTTCTTACTAATGTCGATGTTATTATCAGTCAGTCCAAAGACAACGATTACATGAAACAAGCCAAGAGAGAAGTTGATATTGCTTACCTTCAAGCGATGATGCCTTCCCCGACCAATGCAGGTTTCAGAGCAATTGCTGAGGCTGATTTAGCCCTGAACATGGACGGCCTCACTCCTGAACAAGAGCGAGATGTTCTTGAGATGTCAAAACTCGTAGTTGAGATTTCCAAGAAGAGCCTTATGGTACAAAACATGGCTCTCGATCAACAGTTAAATCCTCAACCAATGCCTCAACCCGGTGTTCCGGGAATGCCTTCGATGCCACAACCTCAGGGTGGTGGTGCTCCTGTTCAATCCAATGACCCACGGGTAAATGACCCGAGGGCCGAATTATTAAAAGCATAGAAAGGGACTAACCATGTCTGAAAATGCAGAAAAATCAATCGAAGAAATGCTTGTGAGTAATGATCCAAGCGAGAGACAAGCTGCGCTTAATGCGCTGAATAATCCAATGGAAACTCCGGCCGTCCCAGAAGAGTCTGTTACTCCCGTAGGGGTTCCACTCGCAATTACCGAAAGTTCTACAGTAGAACAACCTCTCTCCCATGCAGAAGTCGAGAAGAAGATTAAGGTTCTATATCGTGGAATGGAAGTCGAAAAGGAAGACCCAGATGGATTTTTGGGACGGAAAAGTCTTGAAGGATTGAAACTCTCCAAGGCTCATGCCGATGAACACATTAAATATGTGGAAACAGAATATGAAAAAGCACAGAGAAAAATAGCAGAACTTCAAGCAGAGGTTGAACGGTCGAAGATGGCTCCTGCCGTCCCGGTACAACCTGTTGCTACTCAAACCGTTATTCCAACCTCAAAGCCTGTAAAACCAAAACTTGAAAACCCCGATCCTTCTTATTGGACAGCGGAAGAATCCGTTGCTATGAATAAGTATTGGGAAGACCTTGCGGGTTATGTGGATACCATTCAATCGAGCAACCCCCGTCTTCAGGAAATTGAAGACCGGATTTCAAAATATGATTCAAAACTCCAGTATATCGACCAACTTACTGAAAATACCAAAAAACAGGAAGTTGAATCGAAGTATTGGGGAGAAATAGATTCATTCAGGAATACCCATCCTGAATTTCGTAAAGCGTCTATTAACATCAAAGACCTCAACCATAAGGTCGATGACTGGGGACGGACACTTGCTATCGCAGCTGGGTATAACCCTCCTGCAAATTCTTCTTCTGAGGAAATCAATCGCTTTGAATCCACCAAAATTCAGGTGATGGATAAATACATGAAGGGGGATCAGTCGCTTCTTTCAACCGGTGTAACACCTCCCGATGGTTTCGATGAAGTGTTTAGAATTGCCGCTCTTGAGCGTGACAAGAATAAACTCATTTCTGACGGAATCCTTGGGAAGAACGCAACGCTCCATGAAGCATGGCTCTATAAACAAGATAGAACCGGTGCTTTTGATTCAACGATAAACAATCTTGAAGCGGATGCGAGGCGTAGAGGTGCGGAGTCGGTAATGAATGTGGCGAGACAGAAACAATCCGAAGAAGCGGTAACTCTGCCGGATGGAATTGGAAAGCCTGCAAGTTCTCTCGATGGGATTACTCCCGAACGAGCGAAAGCGGCACTTTCTGCTTCAGTCCACGAATTGCAGATGAACCCTGAACTTCGGGAAATCAAAAAACAACTTTTAAGCCTGTGAGGAAAATATGGCGACTGTAACTGCAATCGCAAAAATGACCAGTCTTGATACCAAGAACCTGGATGCTCTTATTCGTACCGCATGGTCGAAGGACATTGTATTTGAAGCTCTTAAACAGAGTGTTATGGCAAACATCCCTACTCTTACCGGTGCCATTGATCCCGGTAAATCCACCAAAACCGTCCCGGGTAAAATTATCCAGGATGTAACCCCTTCGGGCATGGACAAGTTCGCAAGAACTGTTGTGCTTGAAAGAATCTCTGCCCTCAAGGGTTCTGGTTATTTCGGTTCCAATGTTGATTCTATTCTCGGAAACGAAGAAGAGATCGGCATGAAGTATTTCAAAGCTTTTGCTGCTGACTGGGGACACGCTGTCCGTGGACAGAAGTACGGTTTCAATTACCGGGATCAGAAAGAAACTGAGATTTACGAGAAGGTTAAACCGCTTCTTGCTCAGTGGTACGGCGAACTTGACGACTATTTCATGCACTACGCTTACACCAAGAGTATATCCGTGAACCTTGAACAGCAGTCAGAGCTTGCTGTTACTTCTCACTTCAACAACAATATCTGCCTGATCGGTTCTACGACCGATGCTTTTTATTCAGCAGGTGACGGCACTTATGCCGATTACGACGAATACGAAGAGGCAATCTGTGCAGCTACTTATGCAAATACCACCGAGGGGAAACTTACTGTTTCCAAGCTCATGCGGATTGCTGATAAATGCGCCGATTCAAATATTTCTCCGGTTGAATGGGGTTCGTACAAGCTCTATGTTATGTATGTCCATCCCGAGGATTTCACTTACCTGATTGACCCTGCTGTTACCGGTTCTTTCGGTGCAAACTGGGTGGCTGCTGCTGCTCTTGGTGCTGGCGACCTTGATAAAGTAATCCCCGGTGCAGAGTTTGTTGTTGCTCAGACGCTTGTTGTTGTTCGTGACTGGAGAGCTGCTCGCTTTGCTGTTACATCTGCAACTGCCGGTGACTTCAAGTTCCTTAAACAGGGTAATGTCGATGATCGTAAAAACATCACCGGTGCGAAGATTTACAATGTTGCAATCGTTGTTGGTCAGAATGCTCTTGTTAAGTTTCACCCTGAACCTGCTCACTATGAGGATCAGGACGAGATGTACAAGAAATATGACAATGTGGGACTTCTTGGTGCCAGTGGGTACATGATCCCTTGTTGGCAGACTGATGCAAATGCAACTGATCCTGACGGTGTTGTACAGGAAGGCTCGATGCTTGTCCTGACCGCTGCGAACATTTTTGACACCACTACTTGATAGGTAAGTGGTAATTGCGGAGGGGGGTCGTATGGCCCTCCTCTTTAAACCCTAAACAAATTTTTTAAAGGGAGTGTTATTATGAACTCGAATCTTGTCTACATTACCGGTGGAAATAAGAAAATTGACTTTGAAGCAGTAGCAGAACTTGCGGGTATTAAGGTGATAAAGCTTCTTCACCCGAGAGCGTTTGTGAACGATCAGGTTTCAATGCGAGGGTTCCAAGGTGGAACAATGCAAGTTTCTGACCGGGGCGGAGTGAGCCTTTATAAGTTCGTGCCGTTTGTTAATAAAAGCGGAGAAGACACTTTTACTCCAAAGAATCTTTGGTTTGAAAAGGACGACAGAACAAATGAGAATCTTGCAGTAATCCCGGACACAAAGTACAACCGGAAAAAACTTGCAGGAATGTACGGAACAATTCATGCTCCGAGAATTAAAGACCCTGTTATTGACGCTGAAGTTAGGGCAATGGCAGAGAAGATTCAGAAGACTGTTGAAGTGAAAAAGACGAAGGAAGTTGAAGCTGCGAAAGCTCTTTCTGAGAACGAGTCACTTAAAAAGGCTCTTGAAAAAGCGAAGAAGGACAATGAGCGATTGATGAATCGTGGAACCATGCTTACAGCAGCGGTTTCGGATAATTCAAAACTTATAAATTTCATTCGCAAATCGGTTGAGAATGAAGTATTTTCTGAGAAGGCAAGTTTGATTGAAGAACTCAAGAAATCAGGCGAGGGATGGCAGTCTCAGGGGCAGTACAAAAAGATTGTTGATGAAATCGACAAGCGATGTATCGAAAAACTGAAAGACGAGGGAATAGATGAGTTGGAGTACAGGGCAAATTGTTGACATAGTTCACCAGGATATGCCGGAAGTCTCCCGAGACCGGGTACTTGAGTATGTATCCCGGTCTTACTTGAATCTTGTAAATCAAGATTGTTCTCAAATGGTCTATTTCGTTGATAATCCTGAGGAACCAATACCGGTTCTTCAGGTTGTGGAAGGCCAATCCCGATACCTTCTTAATAATACAACGCTTGCAACCACTCTTTTAGTGGATGGTGAGCCTGTTACCATAAGAAAAGCAAGAAGGCTTTTTACCGACAAGTATTATCCGGGGTATCAACCGTATTCCCCGATGGATTACCCTTCTTATATGCAGAATTGGCTCAATGAAAGAGTCTTTTATGAGATTCCTGCACAGATTGTCTCTCAAAGAGGTAATAATCCCGGTCAAGTATCTGTTTTCGGTGAATTTAACTCCGATATTTTTGTGGAATGCTACTGGACACCACAAAACCCGATGGATAACGAGAGTGCTTCGCTGTTGATTGATACCGATAAGTGGCTCGATGCAATTATTGACGGGTCGGTCGGCCTTTATGAACAGTCGGCTTACGGGAAAAGTGAGCGACAAATGAAGTTTGAACAAGTCCACATGAAAAAATTCAAAGCCTACGGAAATTTAGATCAAGGCAGTCTTATGTCTAACCAATTTCCGACAAGGCTTGTATGAACCGCAGAAGGATTCGACCCCAATCAAGGCAGCAAAATCAAACCGCAGTTGAAAGAATGTACTCAGGGTCGGGACTTGGGCTTATTGCTGATATGGCAAGGGTTCCTAATGGTGGATTCGGAGAACTTTACAATGCGAGAGATTTTAAAACCGAAGTTCGGGGGCGGAGAGGGTCGTATCTTCATAGTGGTGTAGACTACGCAATCTTCCCTGATGAAATGGTTGGAACACTTCAGTCAATCCTTGAAACATCAGAATATGATTGGTTTGAGAATTGGAATCAGAAATTATTCATGATTTACTCTCACGCCGATGCAAGCGATAATCAGTTTCAAACAGCGAAAGATATTGTTTATGGAAGCGGGACGATTACTGCGTATGACATTTTTAAAATTGTTGAAGTTTCTGACGGGCAACCTGAGCCTACTCTTATCCCTCTGCCTATTTACATGGGGAATCTTATGGTTCCTCACATTCCTGAGTATCAGGGTGTTATAGGAGACCCTTTTGAAGTATGGGGCCCTCCTGATGGAGACGGGGTCTTCAGCAACAAAGTCTACCTCTACAACTGGCCACCACTTAATTCTGAGGTTTTAGGGTCGTACCTGAAACTCGGATATTCTTTTGAGGACGATGTTTTGTCTGAAGAGTTTTCTTCGATCAGGCTCTATATCCTTGATTACGGGGTGGTGGATGGTGGGGAAGGCGAGCAGTTTATTACGGTTCAAGAAGTAGCCGACCAAACAAGAACCTTCAAGGGCTCTTTTATGCAACCTATTATCCACACTTCTCACTTCCTTCAAGCATCGAAAAAAGTTGTAATCCTTGCTGGTGATAGACTTTATAATTCAAATTCACCCCTTGATGGATGGAGAGAAATAGACGGGATATTCGATACCTACGAACTGGAAACCGGTGAAACTTTTCACAAAAGACCCTTCGCAGGAGAATCACTATTCCATGAAATTAAAAACGATCTTTTACTGACCAATATAAACGGGCATTACCGAATTAGGTTCTCAGAAGATAATGTTCACTATTGGAAGATAAACGAACAAGCACCGGATAAACCTGCCGTGGCCGTCCCGGTTAAGGTGTGGGGATTCCGTGGTTCAAGCACTAACCCCGATGTCATAAGCGGTAGATACCAGGTTGTCGGATTTGAGGGATATAACGAGGGGTCGTATAATGATGATCCCTCTACAGGAAATAGAGCCGGTGAGACATACTACACCGGTGGACAAATACTTTAAGGAGAAATAAAAATGGCTTACCCTACCGAACTTCCATTATTTGCGTCAACGCTTACGCCTGCGCCGACAATACCTGAGACACTTCAAACCGCTGGTTATGTAGCAGGAGACCTTCCCGAGCACGATGATATCAACTACATTGGCCGGCAACTTACCGATATGGGTGAGGCGCTCAAGGGTGTCCCCGGGCTTCTCCCTGACTTCGCACATATCTCAGAGTCTGAATACGCTGCACTTGAAGACCCGAGGCCGATATACAATGACATTATTAATAGAAAAATGACTTTGTTCGGGGTGGCAATGTCTTCAAATTTTGCTGCACTTAATACAACTCAATGGTCAGAAGCCGACCAAAATGACCCTAAAAGCATTATTGACAGGAAAATCACCGCCTTTGGGGTGACAACGCCTATTACTTTTACCTACTTTGGCGCAGACCAATGGGCCGATGACCTTACAAACGACCAAAAAGAGAGTTTTAGCAACAGAATTAATAAGCATGTAAGTGCTTTTGGGGCAGCTGTCAATCCTGATTTCTCTGAAATAACATCAACGGCATGGGATGATCCGCTAATATTCACAAGTGATGCCAGGGGTGTTTTAAATAATATTCTAAATAAAAAAGTTACAGATTTTGGAACTACTGTTTCTGACTCGTTTTCTGAAATAACAGCAGACGGTTGGGATGATTTAACCGATGGCCAAAAAGAAAATATTAACAATATTATCAATAGAAAAATGTCTCAAACGATACAATCAAATTCATCACCACAAATTGTTGATGCCCGCATATCATTCGACTCAGGCACCAGTTACACTGTTATTGTAAACCCAGGTCTTATAACATTGCGTGACTCGTCTCTTGGTGATTATAATTTTAGTAATTGCATAACAGCGATGACGGCACTATCTAATGTTGAGCTTATGACACCATCTGGGTATACACTGTTTGACTCGTCTTCACTCGATGGTGGCTGCGTGTCTGGCATTCCTGTGGTAAGTAACCACCCTACTATAAGCGTATTTGCCGTAAAGTCTGAGGGAATTGCCTTGAAATACATCGCAGACCACAACGATTCAGGAGTAAATGCTGCTCAAACATATAGGTCTGTTATGGGTGTTGATGTTGGTGCCACGGTTTATGTAAGAAGGTTAATATCAACACTTGTGGTAAACACAAACCCTTCTGACGAACCGGTAGCGGCATACGGCCTTCTTATAATGACTGCAAGTGGTGATTATGTTTCTTACAACACAATGAAAAACAACGCCGTAAGAACAACTGCAATTACAGATAGTGAGCTGTTTTTCTCATATTTTAATAGTGTTTATTCTTCAACACTTGCGAGTGGAACTACTTACTCGATAGAAAATAAAATACCTGTAGCGGGAACCAAATTAAAGTATAGTGTTGACTTGTCATCCTTGGATATTGCAGCTGCATCTGGTATATTTAGGGCTACATTTTGGTCTGGTGCTGACAACTATCCATTTGTCACAGGGGTAGCAGAGCAGCTTGGTGGAACAGTTCTTAGTATTAGCACTAATGCCACTGAAATCACCATGCAGATATCAAGCGGTGCTCTTGAAAATTACATAGCATTTACCCCCAAAGGCCACTACGATTCAAGGAAAGATTAAATGCCAAGATACCGATACATATACACAATGAGCCGGTTGGTTGGTGGTAAAAACACCGACCAAAGAACGGAAGCTTCCAAGGGTCAAATTCTCCTGCAAGAATCGTCTCCGGTGTTTGTATCGGGAGATGAAATAGACTATGCAGAACAGTATCCGTTGGCTCCGATAGGAGAAGAAAGATATGATGGAGAAACATTAATACATACGACTACTTGTCAGATAACACTGGCCGTCCCCAAAGACCTCTCTGCAAGAATCACAGGCCACCATTGGACTCACTTCTCTCTTTATAGAACAGAAGACCTCGACGACCCTCTTACCGACCTTGCGAATGCTACCGAGACCTACATTTGGGTGAAGGATGTTCCGATTGCACGACCTGTGTTTGTTACTCGACTTGGTGCTACACCTGGGGTTCTTACCGTAGATGCAGACCAATCACCTCTTCAGGCAAGCGATATTGGGTCAATAATAAATATTGATGGTGATCTTTTCATTATCCAAAAGGTAATCAGCACTTCAGAGGGATTTGTTACTGATGAAAACGGAGCGGTAGTAAGCACCTCTAAATCTAATGTGTGGGGTGTTATTGGTGGGGATTACCTTCAATTTATAAGTTTATCAAAGCCAACAGGCTCCGATGTTTCTCTTTATGTGAAGAGCGGGGTATATTCTGATGAAAGTATTATTGGCAAACAACTTGTTTTCCCTGATGGCAAAATAGGGATTGTAAGATACATTGAAGTTGTAGGTGGTAATACCATTTTTGGAGTGTGCGACCTTAATGGAATAACCGCTACAAGTGGTGCTCCTTTTGCAGCAATAACAGGGTCTGGCCGTACCGTATCTGACGATGCCTCAGATGAAATAATCCGAGCACGAAAAGAATCGGGCGAACCACTTTACTTCCTGCAAACGAGATTTTTCAAGGAACTGCCAAGTGGAAAACTTGGGGCAGTATCGGGAGGGGCATACTTTGTAGCAAGATACCGTGACAGCGAATACTACTATTCACAACTTGCGAATATCTTCAGGGCAGGATACTACCATCCCGCATTTCAGTACAACCAAAAACCGGTAGGATCAATAACACGACTTGCCCCTTATCAGGAATCTGTTTGTGTCTTCGGAAAGAACTTCACTTACTATTTGGATACAACGGTAGTCATCAACTCAGGTGAACCTCGGGTAGGAGAGTTTATTGCAACTTACGGCGATCCAAGACTTCTTTCTGATAATATAGGGGTGGTTGCGGAGGGCAGTTGTGCTAAACTTGGAAACGGTTCAGAAATGATATTTACCGGAGAACCGGCAGTAAGAATGTTCAACGGTTCTCAGTATTCAGATAATTACGCAGATGGGACTATTCAAAACAGTAAACTCGCCCCTATGTTCTTTAAGAATATTATGAATTGGGACTCTTTGAATGGGTTGAAAATGTGGGGTAGTGTGTCAGTTCCGGGACGAGCATCACTTAGCGTCCTTCCAGTACCAGAGATAATCGGGGACATTATTGAAACCGGTGACAACGAATTTGTCATCATCGAATCAGGAAATCAAACCTCAAACATAATCGAGGATGGAGTATGAGTGATTTATATCGTGATGTAATAAGAGTTCGGGCAACCGATTCGTTTATAAAGAGCGGTGGAATAAAAGACGGGATGTTCGCCTTCGGGAGAACTTCCGAAAAAATAATAGTCCGTGATGATAATGGAAGCCCGACCCCTGTTTATTACGAGATAGGTGGTGGGGATAGTTTTTGGGAAGAGTCAGGTACAAAACTCACGCCTTCAGGCTCTCAGGATGGGGTGTTATTGTCTGCTTTTTCGACATATAATATAGGTGGGCCAACAGGCGTAAACAATAATTACTACTCAATACTCAGTATGTCAAACCTTACTATAGAAAGAGAGCATTCTTACTTTGGTCAGAAAATGTATATTGGACTATCTGTTTGGGGAGGTACAATAAATGCAAATGGAACTGATCTTGGTGGTAACAATATTGCAATAGCATCAAAAACAGGTGCAACATATTTTATTAAAGATTTTGAGAATGCTACAAATGAGTTTGCAAAAATAACAGAAGGTGTGAATGGTGGATATTATTATGGATATACGAATACTGTAGGTGCAGAATATTCATACCACAATACTAAACAATTCCAAGTAGTAAAATTTGAAGACGGAACATTGGATATCGAAAAAACTGCAACTTTTTCAATTGAAACAGGTGTTGATATTCCACTTGGGACTACATATAAAATAGGCGGTGTACCAATAAGCACAGGTGCATCAACATTCCTCGACCTAACAGATACACCTTCGGCATACACTGGGCAGGCCGGACAATTTGTACGAGTGAGCAGCGGTGAGGACGCTCTTGAGTTCGGGTATCCGGTATACAATTCACTAACCGACCGCCCTTCCACTATCACCCTTGAGCCTACCGGCTTCGAGTCTCCCGAAGATGTGGTAATGACAGGTGATCTTGTCGCTCACACTATTACGCTTTCTGGTTCCGGTTCTCTCGCTTATGTCAACAATGTACCGACTTCTATTGACGGCAGAACGACTCCTTGGACATCACCAGAACACGCAGGAGTATATCCGGGGTCGAGACAGATTTTTCTTCAGAGCGATGGCGTGACTACTGAATGGTCTGTCGATTCTTTTGATTATAAAAAAGTACAGATAGCTATCGGCATTTTAAACAGAACTACCGGAGCGGTAGAGTTTTATCAGAGAGAAATTCATGGTTTTATCGGATGGGAGAACCATAAGAATCAGCATTTAGGTATAGGCACACAGCATATATCTGGCGGTGATGAATCGACAATTGTATTAAATTCTACAACGGAGGCAAACCGTAGACCTACAGTATCCGCATCAAGCTGCTTAGACGAAGACAATCCTTTTCCTGCTCCGACTGTAGCAGGTAGTTATACAATAATGAACATCGGTGCAGATGGTGCGCAATGGTCAACTGGTAACGCTGATATTATTCCTCTACTTTCAAACAGACCTTACTGGAATAATGGCATAGTACAAACCTTACTTGATACCACCAGATTTACCGTTGTGTACGAGCTTGAGAATCCGGGACTATTAGTACACGGTAGAATTTTCGTACAAGGTCAAGCACAATATAATACTATAACGGATGCAAGAAATGCACAACCTGCATCGCTTAATCTTGATGGTTTCAACGCATCAGAATTAGTATTTGTGCGTAAGTATATTATTAAATACACAAGTGCGAACTGGATTGTAGCAGATAAAATAACTATACTCGGCACAAAGGTTTCACAGATTAGTTTTCCAAGTGGGTCATATCTTTCGCAAGTGTCAGTTGACGGAACGACAATAACCGGCAATGGTGCTGATATTGCGTTGAGTGTCGGGGTTGATTATCAGAGTAAGTGGACACAATCAGGCGGCAATCTTTACCCCACCGCAAACCCAGCAACCCTTTACCTCCCAGATTACGATACAGGTTTTCAGATAGGGGCAAACCCAAGAAGGTTTTCGCTTTATTACATCGACGATACAAGCGGATGGACACTTGATTTTAATACTAATGGTTTAGGGTCTGCGATATATGCCCCGAATTCATTAGACACAAATTTTGAGTTTACACACGGAATAAACATTCCCACCGGTCAAACATACAAAATCAATGGTGTAGCGTTATCCGCCGCAAATGTCGGGGCGGAGGCGGCACTTGGAAATCCAGCTACAAGTGGTTTTATTCTGTCAAGCACTACGGCGGGGGTTCGCTCTTGGATTGACCCGTTGTGGACAAGTGCTACTAATGGAATGACTACAAGCAAAACAGGTATATCGATAAACGGGGCAACGCTTGCGGCTAATAATAGTTTTTACAGTCGTATTGCCGCAAACGCAAACCTTTTAGAGCTTGAATGTTTTTCAACAACTGCGGCACATTCTGCGCAAATAATGGCAAAGAAAAACAGAAACAATACTTTAGGGTCGAACGGGAATACTGTAGCGACGGATATTCTTTTCGATTTTCAGGGCTATGGTATGTACTCAAACACTTATCGGCTTGGGGGGCAAATGACTTTTAGTCAGACTGCTGACGGGTATACATATATCCCATCACGGTTTGATTTAAAGCTTGGGTACGGGACACCTCCGTCAACCGGTTACGGGATAAGAACAGCATTATCTGTTTACAATTCGGGACTTTTGGAGATACCGGAAATATTATCATCGGCTCCCACAGTAACGGCATCATATACCGGCATCTACGCCGACACCTCCGGCAACCTGTGGAGCCTCGGAACTGCGGGGACTCGGCTGTTGAATGCTTGGGATGATGCCGGAAGTGTCATATTGTCAAGGAGCTTTACTGTTAGTACAATATATTCACCTACCACAGCAGTAATCAGAGGCATAGCTGCATACAACACAAACACAAGCGCAAACGATAATATGTTTGCGTCGATTGGCTTATCGGTAACAGGTTCAGCATTATCGACAGCTTTTGCAAATATCGTTGCAATACGACCAGACCACGAATTATCAAGTACTGATTTAGCTATACAACTGCGAAAGACAGGTACTACCATCTTTGAGCATTGCAGGTTTAAAAGTGAAGGCTCATTGCAGATCAACAACGGCACCGCATCGGCAGTATCCGATGGGGCGAAACTATTCGCGAAGGATATTGACAGTAAATCGTTTTTACACACAGAGGGCGAAGATGGCTTAGAGAATCCTATTTGTGCTACTGGGCAAGTGACAATGACTGTTGGCGGAAGAACGACAAACACAACTACGCTTGTGAAATATCAGATTACCGGTAGAATTGTGACACTTTCCATTGAAGAGTCAACAGGTACAGCTTCTGGGGTTACTTTAACCTTAAGCACACTCCCTGTACACCTTAGGCCTGCATCGAATACGCAGGTTGATAATGTTCAAGTTATTTCAGCAGGTATAACATGTTCAGGGGCTTGTACTATCGGCACGGACGGTGTTATAACATTTTCAAGAAAATTAGTTAGCGGGTTACTTATTAGCTATTCGTCGGGTGCCGCTGATACAGGTTTAAAGGGTTTTACAAGACAGAGTTTTATTTATCAATTATAAAAGGAGAATGACAAAATGTTAAAAGTAACAGGACGCAAACAAATCAAAACAATCAACGGAACAGAATACATCGAAGTTCCGGACTGCACCTTCGCACTGTATAGAATCGACTTGACAGGTGACAAGCTCGCACTTCGTGAAGGACAGATAAGGATTTGTAGCAACGCTATCACCCACGAAGGTGAGCTAATAGAGGACGGGGTGTTTTACTGCGATGTCAAAGACCTTGATGATACGGTAGTGCTTTTTGGTGCAGTCACAATTAAGGATGTCAAGGATGGGATAGGGGCTATTGCACAGATAGTAAGGGAGCGGAAAACAGATGCCGGAAATATTACTGAATAGTTCGGTATCATTAATCACAAAACTAATTGATAAAGGGGAGTTCTCCCTTGTTATTTTTTCGCTCTGCATTGTAATAGGGATACTGTTTTACTCTCTCTACCATGCTCTTGATTTTAAAGTACTTTCAAAGCAAATGACCGTTTACCGTGATCGCATGAAACCTGTTATAGAATCGGCTAAAACTGACTATGCCTATGCGCTGCAAACAGAGATGCATGAGGGTAGGGTACACATTGACAGTTCGCAATTCGGGAATATCCTTGCCCGCCATGCTGATTTGATTGATGCGTGTTTCCTAAAAGCTGAAAGGTATATGCGTGATCGTCTATATGAAAACCACATCGCTCGACCAAGTTCTGATAATTGCCCGAATGAACGGTGCAAAGCTTGCACGGAGCCTAAATGCCGTTCATGGCGTGAGTTCTGCGAAGGTACTTACGATGCACATATCGGTATAATATGGGGGGAGTATCGAAACAGATATTCTGTGCGGTTTTTCCCATTGTCAATTTTTGAGCGGGAAAAGAAGTTTCATGAAAAAATTCCAGCACATTACATTGAGTGGTGTCAATTGTTATCCGTACTTGGAAGAATTTCAAAAAACAGATGGGGGTTGAAATGAGTAAATATGAGTACTCTCCGGCGTTGCTTGATGCGGTTGAATATTGTGAACTTGTGGATTTGTTTGATGAAGGAAAAGATGTCCCTCCCAACAATCCAATATATCGCAAAAACCCTTTGCGTGACTTCTACCCACTAAAAAGAGACTATGATATCTGCATAGTCTCAAACGAACCCACCCGACTTGTGGTTGTTTTCCAAGGGTCAAAGCAATTGCCTGACTGGATTAACAATCTTGATGGCATTAAAAAGGTTGGAGATATGCACCAAGGTTGGTATGAGACTTTCACAAAATTCAAGGATGAAATTTTGAAGATTGTTTCTGCGGAAGGGCATAATAAGAGGGTTCAATTTTTCGGTCATTCACGGGGAGGAGCCTTGGCTATTATCGGTGCATACACCGTGGCTCAAATACTCGGTATTCCATGCGGATGTTTAACTTTTGGGGCACCAATGGTAGGTGGTAGGATATTCCGGGATAAATTTAGAATGCTACCTATAAATTCGACAAGGTGTGTTATAAATCGTGACCCCGTTCCTAAAATGCCTCCGAAGGCACTTGGGTATAAAAACGAGTCATTTATTAAGGATTTAAATAATAAGGCGTGGTATCTTTTGCCACTCCCAGGTGTGGGTGCTCGTGCTCATGTCGATTATTATTCCAATGTCAGAAAATGGTCGTAAAGAATATTGTTGGCATAGTTGATAGAAAAGAGTTATTTTAATAACTGGAAAACCTTACAATTTTTTAAAAGGAGATTTTATGAATGGTGGAACAGCAAGTCCGAGTGATGCAGCGTTACATGTGTGTGAAATTGTGACTTCAATGGCGAAGTCTATTAATAACATGAACCACATCATCTCAAAGTATGTTGAGAAATATGGATACTTGGAGGGTGTTTTGAATCCTCCGCAACAGGCCGTCCCTCCCCAGGGTGGTGAGATCGGCGCAAACGAAGGGTCTTAATGGACTTTATTTACAGCAGGGGTGTCGCTCCGGTAACAATACAGTTCGAGGATGAATCCGAGGCTGTGTTTATGGATTTCGGGGACGGCACATCTGCTACTGTCATGTCAGGAAAGCACGAATACAAGTATCCAGGTGAGTACATTCTATCCTTCTCTGGTGAAGCACATAAAATAATTGTAGATGACACGGACATTCTGAATAACGGCCTTGGTAATAATGAAAACCGAAGGTCGTATCAGTATGGGAATAGCACCGAACAAGGGTATGGGTGGAGCGAGAACGGGGATACGGGGTTTGTTGTACCGGATAACTACGGGTCAGTCATCCCTCTTTATGATAATGATGATAATTTTCAAATGGTTATTTATGATTCAGCAACAGGCCTTCCTTACACAGATAATCCCCGAAAAGCCTGCTTAAACTCAAAGATTCTCGATTCATGGCTTGATAAGGCCGATCCGTTCAAGGCTGAAGGATATGCAATCCGAACACGGGTGAGACTTCCTGAATTTACCACTTCCCACGAATCCTATCAACAACAAATGAGCGACCTTTCCCTTTTCTTCAGTCCGATTTACAAAGAACGGCAGGGGACAACAGGGTATACTGAGGAAGGTCTACGGGAGAACTCAGTAATAGACATAGAATTATATGCCGATGATAAAATCAACTCCAAAGCAAAGTCTGTAGATATTCCAATGGATGTCGAACTGTTTTTCGACAGAGATGTAAGAGGGAACCCACTACAAGTTGCTTTTGAGACTTCCGATTCTCAGTATAGGTTTATTAAATCAGAGGCGTTTCTTGAAAGATATGATAAGGCAAAGTTCCCATTTAAAAACGGAATGAGTGATGTCGATTTTCAGAAGGAACTTGGAAATGCCTTGTTTAGGCTTTCAAGGAGAATTGGGGTAGATGTGATTACCGGGGAAGGCCTTCCCGTAACTCGATCAACTGGTCTTGGCCCTGACGGAAAAACATCTCTATGGCAACTCTCCGACACAATAACTCTCCAAGAAGGGTTTGTTGTTGTTGTTTCAAACCAAGACGATGTAATCCTTGACGAAGGAACCCCGGTTGAATTAACCGTTCTTCCGGTAGGATCATTCTTTCTATCTTACGGAGCAATTGCAGAAGGCAACACGGTAGCAGAAGGCTCTAACAGAGTATTCGATTTAAGGGTTTTTTCTGCTCCAATTTCAGTTAGTGCTATAAATTACTTTATTTCAGATATTACGGAAAACTTCGGAAACAATACTTGCGGGAGACTATGAACACACTTGAAAAAATCCAAATGGATGACAAGAGGGTTCAAGACCTTCTTAATAGAAATTTCACGAATATATGGAATGAGATTCAAGCATTGAAAAAACTTAACAGTATAGAACTGCTTTCTTTCGACAAAGATTCTATAACATTGAGAATCGGCAAAAGCAGTAGAAAGGTTTCAACACTATGAGGTATTGGGAAAAACTCGCACAACTGAAAAGCAAGCCAAGTGAAGAGGATAAAATTGCCTCAGTATTGGGTGTTTATACAGGAAAAGGTGCAGATGGGATACTTCAACCTGATAAACCGGCAATGATCGACTATTCTACGGGAAGGCCGTCTATTGTCCATGAAGGAGAGACAGTTCAAGACACCCCACTTGGAAGATATGTTACTCCTGCCAAGGCCGTCCCGCTTAATACTGAAACCGAACAAATGCAAGCAATGCAGGCAGAAAAATCACTTGGCCTTCCCGGGTATCAAACCGGCGGTTACATCCAAGGCTACCAAACCGGTGGATATATGCAACCCCAAACACTGAACCCGAATCAGCAGACTCAGTTTGCACCACCTCCGCAGGTCAACAGAAACGACCCGTCTCCTTTTCAGCAGCAACCGACAAACCTCATTCAATTTCCTGGTACAAGTCAGCAGAACCAAAAGACGATCTCTGATAGCATGAATATTCTCAAGGGAGTAGCTTCAGGGCAGAACTCAGTCTACGATATGCAAGCGAATCAAGCCCTTGGCCGTCTCGGGGCTTCACAGGCCGCAGGAAAAGCCGCTCAACAGCAGGAAATCGCACAAACCGGTCAATCAGACCAAGTTGCGGGGGTTCTCGGTGCGAATCTTAATCGCCAAAATGCACTTCAACAGGGTCAAGTTGCACAGGATATTGCAACCACCGAAGCAGCGGCTCAGGTTGCAGCGGGGAAGGACTTGATTACAACGACACTCGGTCTTGATAAGATTGATTACGACCGACAGATGGAAGCGGATAGACTTGTAAGAGAGCAAGAAAAACTTGATTACGAAAGAAAGAATCAAGACTATCTCAAAACTCAAGGCCAGATAAGTGAGCTTCTTTCTCTTGGCGGTGATGAAAACATCGGAAAAGCGACAGAACTTGCTTCAGGTCTTTATGGGTTTGGAGTGGATTATTCAAAAGCTGCCCTTCCCGATATTCAAGCGAGCATTGGAAATATCGAAACTTGGATGACCAACTTCGGGGCGGACGCTTCCCCTGAAATGCAACAGCTCATGGGTAAGAAATACTTTGAATTGTGGAACCAAAGCAGTGCAATCCAAGGACTTGAATTTACCCCTGAAGAGCGGGAAACAATTCTAAACGGACTTGTAAGTGGAGACACAGAAGCGGCTTCAAGTGGTCTTAAGCTTGGGGCATCGGTAATGGATTGGTGGGATAACGGGGACGGCTCACCGTTGAAACTCATGCTCTCAGGACAAGCTAAATCGTACCAGGATGTTCTTATGAATCCGAATGCTTCAGCACAACAGAAGGAACAGGCAAGCCTTGCGCTTGGTGAAATAGTCGGAGCTGCTTATTATGCCGCAAACGGGTATTCAGACTACCTCACAGATGCTCAACGGTCAATGCTTGACAATGCAGGTCTTGGGATAGTATCGGGAACTCAGATGATTAACAAGGCCAAAGAAGAAGAGACAAAATTCCTTGTTGATAGCTACCTTGCAGGAACTAACACTGATTGGGCAGCAGCTTACTCACAGCCTGAAGTTTGGAATAAAGTGAAAAATGTCCTTAGAAATGTAAACCCGGATGCTACCACATGGCAAACACAATCGGGTAAGGTTGGGTCAAGAATGGTTCAGGTTATAGATACTTTTGAAGGCATAGACAACAACGCTGTTGTTAATATTGGAGGAAAGCCGTTTAAGTTGACGGCAAAGGGTTATGATGATTATGGTAAAGATTATGCAACTTATACTTTTCAAGATGTTGCTACAGGCAATACAATAAATATCAATACAAAAGAGCTTCTTGGAAAAGGAGAGAATGGTATAGTCGGAAGATTTAAAGACTTTATTGGCGTTAAAACTGGTGAAGGCTCCACATTCCGAGATAATCTTGCAGGTGTTATTGGTAGTGCTTCTACAATGGGGATACTCACAGACACCTTAAATAATAACAACATTTCAAACCAAGTAAACTGGAGCTAAGGAGATAAATATGGCAGAGGCAGATGCAGATAAAGACGCACAAAGCAGTGGGTCATCAGGTGCCGGTATACTATCAGCATTCACCGACCTTGGAGACAAGCTCCATAAAAACTTTCAACAAACTCTAAACTCAAGAAGAGAGTATGATTTTGGTATTCAAGATCGTGCGGAACAAAGAGAACAGACACTTTTCAATAGGATCATGCAGAATCAGGCTGAAATCACACGAAAAAGAGAGACTGCCTTTAATCAAGGAATGACTACTCGGCAAATGGCAGATTCTGAAAAAAACAACGCTCTCAAAAGAAGGGCAGAGGAATACGCTTTAAGGAAAAGTATTGAAAATGATGATGACCGGGAAGGCATAGCCAAGAATTTCATGATTGGAATGATGTCTTCAGTTAATTCACTCGGAGGTAAAAGAGCATGAGTTACGCAAGCGCAAACAAATACGGCATTGAAATTATAACTAACGCAATGAGAGACCCTAATATTTCTTCTAATCCTGATTTGTTTGCAAAAACAATTGGGTCGTCTGCGTTAAGCACGGTAGAGGGCCAAGAAGCATTACGGCGTGTTGCTGAGAACCAAAAAAATAGAGCTGCAACCGAAGAACGGCAACAAGTCTATGAGTACGGGAAAGGATTGAGTAGTCTTCAATCAGGGCTTCTTGGTGCTCCAAAGCAGTTTACACCAAACGACCCGTGGTATGAGCAGTACCAAGAGAAAAGAAGCTCGCTTATGCCTCCAATGGTATCTTCTGAGCCGATGCAAAAACAAGTATTATCCCTTGAGGAAAGGCTGAAAAACATTGACCCTGGAGTTAGAAGGAAAAGGGTTATATTTGATTATGACAGTCTTGCTTCTGCCGTCCCGGGGTTTAACACATTGGGCCAAGAACAGGTTATAAGCCACCTCTCAACACTACGCCCTGAGATGTCAACAGAAGAAATTAAAAAAGTCGGGCCTGTTCAGGCTCACATGTCTAAAGAAGAGTCGTATAAAAGGTCTCTTGAAGAGGGTAGAAACGAGAGGCTTGACACAAAAATCAAAGCTGATAGTTACGAAAAAGCGAAACAGCGTCAGCATGAGAGTGATATTTTATCCAAAGAGCAGTGGCTTGAAAACCTTCTTGCAAAAAGACAGGACATAAAAGATGAAGTAAAACTCAAAGTCGAAACCTTCCAAGAAAATGCTGATAAATACAATGCGCAGGCAAAAGATTTATCAGCAAAGATTGATGATATAATGTTTGCAGGAAACAAAGATGCCGCAAATAAAGAGCTTCAAATACTTAGGGAAAAGGCTCTAAACGAGCTGTCTAAAGCAGGGTTATTACTTGGAGAAACATCGGTGTATATTGGTGATAAAGGTGGAGATGCCGTTGACACACAACCAGCAGTTAATCCAAAAACTCAAAAAACCAATAAGCCAGATACTGCCACCAAAAAGCCAGTGGCCGCACCCAAAAAGGCTCCTGCGGCTACCGGTGATCCTAAACTACCACAAGGTCAGTATTATGGTGAAAGAAGAAACACAAACACCGGCGTTGTCCATAAAGTTATTTTAGATGGAAACGGGAAAGTATTAAAAGTGCTCGGGCCTAAATAAAGAGGGTTTTATGATAAATCAAGATGAGTGGGAAGAAGTCAACCAAAATGATTGGGAAGAAGTACCTTCTCAACCATCTGAAGCGATAAATCAAAACGAGTGGGAAGAAGTAGATCAAAGTGAATGGGAAGAGGTGGCCACTGAAACCCAAAAAATGGAGCCTATTTACGACCCAAATCAAAGAGAACGAGACCAAAGCAGGTATATCTTCCCGAATCCTGCCGTCCCGTTGGACACCGCTTCCAAAAAAACACGGTCTGACCAATGGAACCAAGATATTTCCAATGCGATAGAGAAATCTTCGGGGTCAATACCTATAGAGGGTACACTTGGGAAGGTCGTAGGCCCGGCAGTTGAATCTACAAGGCAGATAATTCGTGGCCCTATTGTAACAATGGCTACTGAAAGAAAAGCATGGATTCAAGATCGTGAGTATGAGCTTTCCGATCTAAACAACCAGATATCAATACTGCAATCAGGTGTTAAGGATGCAAAATCTGCCAAACAGATTAAAAAAATCACAAAACAAGCTGAAAAAGTAAAATCAGATATAGGCAATGTTAAAAACTACATATCAAAACTTGAATCAATATCCGGTTCTGAATATTTAAAGCCTGTTTCATACCCTCAAGCAGAAACACCTGTTGGACAGTTTGGCCAAGCGGTTGTTGGTGGAGCTCCATCACTTGCCGCTTCGGTTGGAGCAAGTGCAATAAACCCAGTATTCGGTATAGCCCTTCTTGGGTCATCTATTGCGGGAGGGTCAATTGAATCAGGAGAAAAAGAAGACAAAGCACAGGGTCGTGAAACGGACAATAAAAAACTTCTTTCATCATCACTTACAAATGCGGCCGTCCAAGCCCCGCTTGAGTACCTTGGAGGTAAACTTGTAGGTTCAGCAGCAGGGATGGTTGGTGCCGGTGCTAAATTAAAAGGTATACTTACAGGAACAATCGGAGAAGGTGTAGAAGAAGCTATTCAGGCCTTTCCTGATGCCATAACAAAAAGGTGGTATGGGGAAGGCGATGAAACCGCTGTAGAATCAACTATTGCAGCAATGACAAATCCTGAAACATATTCCGATGCCGCATATTCTGGGCTTGTCGGCGTAGTGCTTGGAGGTGGCGGTGCAGTTGTTGGCGGTGTTCTTCAAAAACCTGAGAGAAGTAAGCTCCAAAAAAGCATTGTCGATAATTATCAGGTTGACGCAAAAACTGCAAAAGAAATAACAAACCTTGTTTTTGATGATGAAATATGGAATGGCATTCAAAATAAAGCAGAAAGACTCAGCTACTCACTCGGACAACTTAATCTTGAGCCAAAGAGGGTTGACCCTGTAGATACCGAAGTAGCTATTCAAGGTGTGGAGGCGACTGAGGCCGTCCCCGAAGTCCCCGAAGTTACTACTGATACCATCCCAGAAGCAGCAGGAATCAACCAAGACGACTTTGTAGATGTTCCTACTAACCTTGAACCCGATCAAGATGCTGCTGTGGAAGCGGATCAAGAAGCCCTTGACCGGGAAGGTGATATTCTATCAGACCTCTCAAAGGAACTTGGAGCAACAGAAGAATCGGGCATTTTACCCGATTCAGACCTTCCCACAACTACCGAAGTGGCTCCAACTTTTGAAGAATCAACCGATTTACCTGGTGTCCTTCCCGATGCTACAACCGATATAACCACGGAAACCGAAGTTGTACCCGAAATGGGAACTACTGAAACTGTTGCAAATGTCGAGGCAGAAACGAACGCAAGTCTTGAAGAAGAGATTCAGGATGCTATTACCGTCCCGGAAGATGCTCCTGCAAATATCAAACAGAACGCCGAAACAAACAAGGTTTTAATTGATACCTTCAAAGCAAACGAAACACCTGCTACTGATAGTATTGGTGACATGCTTAGGCCAACACGAAAGATTATGCAATACATACCGCAGGAAATTATTGGTATTATTCTTGATGGGGCTACAAAGTTACCGTTAAAAGCAGAATCCATTTACGCATTAAATACGCTTCAAAAAAACAATGTTCCGGCAACAATTGCTAAATACGATTTCAGAAATCTTGGTGGTGCAAATAAGTTTTTTACCGGTGAAATAGAAGATTCTCGTGGAAGAAAATACGATGAAGCATGGTCAAAAGAGTTCACAGAGAAGAATCCTGACCTTCCACCGTTATGGAAAAGTGAAGGCTCCTATGTCAAAGGTCACGATGCTGCAAATGTGGTTTTTGAGAAATTTGCTAAAATTATATCAGAAAAAGACGATGCTGAAAATGGAACACAGTCTTACCGAGAAGGAGGGGATGAATTTTCCACAATATCTCAAATGTCAGTACCTGATCTTAATTCATTCGTGAAAAACGCAAAAGACTCTTATTCTCAGTTTATAAGAGATAACAACCTTGGGAGATTGATTTATCCAAAGCAAGCAAACTTCCCACTCGGGCTTGGTTTTGACTTTGGAGTGACATCGCTTACACCCGGGAATAACTATTTTGACGAATCTGGAGACGCAGATATAATACTTGAAGTGTCCAAAAAGAATGATTTAATGGAGCTTCTTGAAAAAGAGGTTGACGAAGAAGGATATTTGAAGTATGATATTAATAATAAGCGTGAGATTGTCAATCAATCAGATATCATCGAATTACAGCGGTTGTCAGAAGTCGATAAGATTATGGCAGATAACGAGGCGGGGAAAATCTCTGATGCCGAGGCTACTGCAAAAATAAAGGGGTTGAAAAATGAGCTACGAAAAAAGATTCGCAAGGCTGGAGAAAAAAGGAATCTTCCCGATAACGGAGTCGGACAAGAAGAGGTTCCAGGGAATAGAAGAGTCGGAAATATCGACACTGAAAATGAGAGAGTACCTGGAAAAGAAGGGGAAGTCGCTCCTGTAAAACCTCCTGCTGTTAAATCTGAGGCTAAATTCTCAAAAGAAACCGGGTCATTAGACCTTGGCGTTAAAGCAAAAACAAAAGAGCAAATACTTATCGAGCAAGGTCAGAAAGCTCGCAAAGGTGGGAAGGCAGACACATCAGACCTTCCCCTGCTAAACCAAGATGCGGCCACACTAACACTCGCTCAAGAAGACTTATTTAGCTCTAAAGGAACCGTACAACCTGAGTCAGAACCATCCTTAGATAAGCCAACTGTAACTCTTAAAATCGACACAGCAAAGCCTGACAAGGTGCTTTCGGATGAAATCAATAATGCTGAATTATTCGACGGTTCAACCGTCCCATTTGTGGGTGTTACACTATCTAACAACACCGACAAATTTTCCGATGGCGACACCGTTGTAGTGTCTATTACTAACATAAAACGACCGTACATGATTGACGGTGAAAATGATCTTTTTGATCTTGCGCTTCATTGGTGGCCGTACGCAAAACTTGCCTTTGCAAAAACTCTTAATAGTGACAAGCGGGCAGTATTTATGAAGGCAAAAAGCTACGAATCTGAGCCTGTTCATTACTTTCCTTCTTTCGATAAATTCTTTTCTGATTTTATAAAAACAGAAATGCAAAAACTTGGATACGACAGTGCTGTTTCGATTAATGAAAACGGAAATATGTCGGTTGCTGTTTTTGATGAAAAAAGAGTTAAAAAGAGTGAGATTAATTATTCCAAGGGAAACTCTTACGGGGATAAAGCACCGCCTCCTAAAGGTGTTCGCATACCTCCTGCTGCATTACAATTTCTTGACACAGTAAACTCATGGGTAAAATCAACAAAGCCATCCGATTTTACTGATAACGGGGTGGTTGTTTGTGATGGAAATAAAATTATTCTTCATCCTGACCATGCAGCAGAAATCAACTATGAAATTCAGAATCCTTCATCTGAAAAAATAAGACTTCTTGAAGCTACCAAGAAACTTATTAGAGATGTTTATAAGGTCGCCGGTGTAACACCGCAAAGTAATTGGGGTAAAGCAATTGTTAATGCTGGAAAACATAAGGATTTTGAAATCAGCCTAAAGTCAGAAGGCCAAGGTCGAGAGATTGCTATCAAGATTCAAAAAATGGCAGATGGGATTATGGCCGACCCCACAAATAGTGCTTTGGATTACGAACTCCTTGGAAAAGATATCGGAGATTCACTCTTTGTAGACGATATTCTTAGTTTCATGTCAAATTCTGACAAAAAAGCAGACATAGACGCAAGAATATCCGAACTTAAAAAATCCAAAGAAAAAGCAGAACTGTTTGTAAAATACTACGGATCAGCAATTGTTGAGGTTGATGATATTGAAGGTGGCCCAAGCGAGGTGATGGTTGCTTATGGAAATAAAACAATGTCGAAAAGTGAGTTTGAGAGAATCAAAGCAGAGTTCCGTGAGGAAACAATCTCAAAAGGCGATGACCGTCCCGTGCGAGATGAATTTCTTCGGGGTCAAATCTCACTCATTGGTACAAAAGTCAGAAATGCTCAAGACGCAGTTGATGCCCTCACTATTCTACGGGACGGCAAAATAGAACACGCATGGGATGTGTTTATAAAAGACGGTGAAATAATAGCAATCACCCATAATACATCATTCTCCCCAGTGGGAGTAAATGTACCAAATAGAGCGAGTAAGGTAGATTTAAAAGCACGACAGATGGGTGCGGATACGGTTTATACCGTCCACAATCACCCGTCTGGTAATACCAAGCCGTCGGACATGGATAAGGAATCATTTTTAGATGGAGCAGATATTGTTCAAGCTGAAATAATTCTTAATCACACCGGCGCAATGATGCTTCGGAAAGATTATAATGGTGAAGTTACTCAGGAATTTGTTCAATACTCTCAGGAGCAAAAAGACTACAACCTGCATAGCTATTTCTCAAATGGAGAAAAGGTTGATAAAATAAAGAGCCTTATATCACCAGAGGGAAGGCAACAGGTTTCGACCGTCCTATCTCAGATTAATCAGTCTTACGAAAATGGGTATGTAGCTTTTGTCCGTCCCGACAATACCGTAGTCCAACTCTACGCAATGGAACTATTCGACAGAGCAAGCATAAGCCGACAGATTTTCGATAAAAACCAAGACCTTCAAACCGCAGGGGCAATCGTGGTACTTCCTGGAGGGGGAAGGGAATTTGAAACCATCCTTCAGAAACCCGATTCAAACGCTATTTTAACCATCATCGACAATAAGAATATAATCCCTGTCTCCGAGTTCGGAGCTGCTTGGAAAAGCGGAGACGAAGATGTTGAAGGTGTGTTTGAGTATTCCCCTGATGATGAATTTGAATTTCTTCAGTCTGAAATCAAAAGGGATATGCACTTGGCCACAAAACACATGAAGGAAGATATTGCTATTAACGAGCAAATTAAACTTCTTTCTGCATTGGCCGGATCAAGTGACCCCGAAATACTTCTTCGGGAAGCGGCAAAAAGAAATATCGAAGCTCAGAAGTTTGAAAAAGATCTTGCGACAAAACAACTTCAATCCGAGAAGAAAGAAATTATTAAGGAAGCCAACAAAAAAGCATTGAAGGAATTTACAAGGCTTAAACTTCGTGCTGCCGACAATCTTAACTCTGAGCAGAAAACAAAGATATGGGGGATGGTCAAGGCTTACACTCCAATCTCTGAAAAAGCCATTGATGGTCTCACGAAAAAAATATCAAACACGATTGATAAAATATCCTATGATAATCAGAAAAAAGAAGCAGTTACAAGATTACTTGCTTTTAGTAAGGCAAAAACAGTAGAAGGTGTTAAGGTTAATTCAAGAGCAAAGGAAGCTATTAAGAATATCCTGGGGGAATTATACTTCAGGAAGACTACAGATTATAGCCGTATTGAAGCATGGCAAGCAAAGAGTGATTATAATGCCCTCCTCAGCTACATGGATTCAACTCAGTTTATTACTCCAGACATGGAGCGAATGCTTGCTGAGTATAAAATCAAAATGCAACCACTTAAAAACAGTGTTTGGGATATGGGTTTGGACGAACTTGCAGAGATTGAAATTAAAATCCTCGATGCAATCATGGAGCACGACATTAACGCTTCAGGATTAATGCTAAAACTCCGCCAAGAGGTGAATGATAACATCCAAGCAGCAAGTGAAAGCCTTAATATAAGGTTTGAAAAGAATAAGGGAAAGCCTGAGAAAGACCTGCATGATGGGTTTATTGTGGATAACCTCGGGGTGGGGTCTTTAACTACCGACTCACTCACAACAATTCTCTCAAACAACCCAGACTACCAAAAACAAAAAGCAGGATTTGGGTGGGTATTTAATAAACTCCTAAAGGCAGAAAAATCATACCTTGGATTTATGCAATCAGCAAGAGATTATATGCTTTCTAAGGTGAGCTCAAAAGACCTGTCAAAAATGTCGCTTGCTTTTGCTGAAAACAGGAAGACTCAAAAAGCATTTCTTGAGAAGCATGGAACCAATATTACACTTGAAAATGGCGAAACTGTCAAGATGATGCCGGATCACCTTATTGCCATCCATCTTCACAGTCTTAATCCTCACAACCTCGGAGCCATTACCGAGAGTGGTTTTGATTTTGATTATGAGCAAGGAATGGCTTTTGACGAAAAATCTCAATCAGCAAAAGCACGGCACAAACTTTCAATGGATGATGTTATTAGAATATCAGACATAGTTACAAGTGACCCAGTTATGAACTCTGTTGCTGAGGCTATTTTCTACCAAAACAACTTTGTAAATAATTCAGCGATTAATTCAGCATCCAATCAAATTGCTTACAAAGATATTGCCAGGGTGAAGAATTACTTTAAACTTGCAAGAAAAGGCGTTACAAGGGATGTTCTCGGGCAGGACACTACACTTGATGGTCTTATTCAAAATTTTGAGTCGATGTATAATGTCGAATGGGCAGGAAGCCTTAAAGAGAGAGAGTTGTACTCTAAAAATCCAGTAATACTTGAAGGTGCGTTAAAGTCTTATTACGATTCAACTTCACTTGCAGGGGCATACAGTTCTTTTGCGATACCATTCAGACAAGTAACTTCATTTCTTACAAACATACACCTCAAAGCAAAAGCAAAAGCTGCGGGTGTTGATAAGTTCTTTGTTGAGCTTGAAAAAACTATTAATGATATAAAGAGCCCTCAATCAAAAACCACTGGTTCTCTTGAAAATTTTGCTCTAAAAATCATGAATGCTCGTATCACGAAAGTATTCGGTGCAAACCCAATTATTATCGCACGGCAGTTTTTTTCGATCACAAGAGCCTTCCCGGAAATACCTATTACCGACATCCCCATGATGATATCCGCATTCCTTGACTCACTACAATCTGCCACAAAGATTTCCAAGAAGGGTGATATCGCCCTTGAAGAAGTCAAAAAACTTTCATCGGATATTAGATCGAGAATAGAGGGTGGATATGCGCAGGTGGAACTCGGTAGAAAGCCGTATGAAACTGCTGCGAGGGAGTTTTTTGGAGTTGAGAAGACTCTTCCTGATAAGCTTACAGAGGGTATTGCCTGGGGAGATAGAATACCTATTAGGGCAATTTCTAAGTATGTGGTGGATAAAGCTGACCAACTTGGCCTTACCGGTGAAGCACGGAATGAATTTATAATCGACAATGTAGAAAAAATAACTCACCGTTCTCAGCCGATGTATAATATAATCCATCGTTCAAGGGCGGCCCGTGGAAGAAGCCTTACAGAACGACTTATGACTGTTTTCACTTCCGATGCAAACAGAATATGGAACCAGTGGGTTGTTACACGGCACTTGTATAAAAATGCCGAAACTCCTGAAGACAAGGAAAAATACCTTAAAAAAGCAATTAGTGTTTTATTGTGGTCTTATTTTGCTCAGATAGGAGGTATGGTGCTTGTTGATTATTTATCCGACCTTATTTTCAACAGAAAAACCAAAGCAAGATCATGGATCGAAAGAAGCGCAAGGTATGCAATACCGATTTACGGTGGAACTTATGTTGCATCCATGACTGGTCTTATCACAAGAATCTTTCTTAATGATGATGGAGAACTAAAGAGCCCTGAAGATATTAAAAAAACCTTCGGCCCTGAAATGACAAAAACAATTCAGAACGACTTTGACAACATTCTAAGTGGAATAATGGAAGACTTGGGAAGGACAGTAAGAGACGCAGTTGCAATCCCTGAGGGTTGGGCTGATGGAAATTACCGTAAAGTTGCAGATACTTTTGTGAATGTTATTGACCTTGCAGCGTCATGGCCGGGGACTCCTTTGTCTGGCATGCCGGTTAAAAACGCATATCGGTACTCGATGGCAGTTGCGGATAAATTCAGCGATGAGGTTCTTACAGGTAAAAAAGGTGGTGACTTTGTATTTGAGGAGACTGGGATTAAATACTCGCCTTCCCAGGAATTTACCTACGAATCCCAAAAATACAGAATGTCAAACGAATTATTCAGTGACTACCAAAATACCGTTAGATTGGAAATTCTCAGACGGCATAATCTTACAAAGGAAGTATTGGCCAATGTCGAGGAGAGAATAAAAAAATCTTCAGGTAATGAAAAGTTGCAACTTCAGAAAGCGCATAAGGCACTTATTGAAGAAATTAAAACAGAATCAAGGGACACTGCTTTGGCCCTAACAGCCCATCAATACATCAGGAATGATACGCATACCAAAACCCATTACGCAAGGAAAATTGAATAATGATAACAATATTCCCCGGTCACTCAGGTAAAGATTCCGGTGCAATCCAAAATAACACCATAGAGGCATCTATAACCGCTTCGATCGCTAAGACCACTTACGAGATGGTGAGAGCCTGCGGAATCGACTGCGCCTATGTGGATGGAAGTTTTGACGATAGAATAAAGCATTCTCTCGGGTCATCACTTGGAGTTGAGGTTCATTGTGACTCTTTTTCTGATAAAACGAAGGTTGGGTTCCATTGCATATACCATCCTTCTGGTGTCGGAAAAATGGTTGCAGAGGTTATTACTGACTCGCTTATGGAAGTTGGGGTAAGGCCAGCTCGGAATCCCGATCCTCGTACTGACCTGCTTATTCTCAACAAAACTAAATTTCCTGTTATTCTTGTAGAAACCGGATTTCTTTCTAACAAGGAAGAGTGTGAAAGACTAAGATTGCCTTCCTACCAAAACCTTATTGCTCTTGGTATCGCACATGGTATATTATCTGTGTCAAAATAACAGGAGGAATTTATGGAGCCCGTACCGTTCTCTCAGAAAAGGGTCGTTAAAAACAAGTATCTCTCACTCAAGTCAATTTCAAGACAGCTTGATAAGTTAATCGACATTGAAAAAACTTTTATCAAAGTTCTATTCATGGAAGACGAAGATGAAAAATCTTATATTGAACTTTTTCATAAGTTCAATGTTTATTGGATTGCTGCTTGTAAGGGAATTGATGATAAGAATATTCAAGTAAATCCGAACTACTTTTATGAAATGTATAAACCAAGAGTGAAGCCTATTTAAGATGCCGTCCCGAGTCTGGTCTTAATCTCACAAAGTATCTAACCTTGGGGAGGCGGTTTTGGTTTTTCACTGAGAGGTGTGAACCGTAGATTTAGTAGGTTCTCCCTTGCATCCCTCTCCTATTGTGTTCTTCTTCTAAATCTCCTTCTAAATCTCCTTCTACTTCTAAGACGGATAAATTACTGACACTCTCCTGACTTTTTACTGACAAACTTCTGACTTTTGCATTGTAATCACTTGATAATACAGCGAGTTTATTGCAGAAAATTAAAATATTTTCATCTTCATAATTTACAAATATTCTCGACTTTTTGTCAAAATATTCTAAAATTTCTTTCAATTTATTCGCAGAAGTTGATGGAAAAAATGTTTTAAAAACCTTAAAATTTATATTTAAGGTATTTTCAGTAGCATCTTCCTTTGATAAAACCTCTAATGTTCTCCAAAAAACATACGGCCCCGCCGCCTTGAATCTTACCTCTGATTCCATTAAATCAGGGTCTGATGTGGATGTTGACCAGTGCTTAAACCACTTCATTGTGATCCTCCAAATAAGAGGGGTTTTCGTAGGCCGGAAAACAGGTTAAGGATTGACCTGCTAATTCCTACTACTAACCCCATAATTTTTTGACATAATTAATATCCTTAATTTCGAAGTTTACCGACTTTCCGGAATCGGTACTAACAATATATGATTGTTTTTAAAATAAAGCAATAGGTATTTTTTGTTGTAATAGTTTATATTAACCATGAAAGGAGAATTTATGGACAATGGATATGTAGCAATGCAGAAAAGAATTAGAGCGTTAAGAGAACAGGGGAGTGAGAAAAAGACCTTCCCCGGGACGGCCCCTCCACCTCGTCCTACTTTCCACAACCCCACCCTCCTTGGTATCTCTGAAGATATAGGTTTTCAGATATCTGTCATTAATAGTAATGGACTTACTTTAGAGCACACTAAGACTCTTTTAAGAATGATCCACAAGGCAACAAATATTCCTGAAGAAATATTTTATTCTCAAGTGAAGAAAGTTGTTGCGTAACTCTGTTGTAATAGTTATATTAGTAGTGTTGGTTGTGTGTTGGTTGTGATGACCCTCCCCTGTTGAAGGGATTGCACGAAAGTGGGCGGCTTGGAACCGTGAGGGTCTTTTTAAAATTCTACGAAAGGAGTTTTATGGAAGAAAGTGAAGTGATAGTTTTGGATGCTGAGGTAATCCCGGCAGAGGCCCGTGCTGAGTTGGTATCCCTTGAGGCTCCGACGGCGGCGAATATCCAATCTGCATTCGTTTCATATTTCTCAATTATCGAGAAGTACCGGAAACTTGATGAAGCAATTCAGGTTGATAGTGTTGATGATGTCGATGGTATGAAAATGGCTCGGGAAGCCCGCCTTGCCCTTGCGAAGAACCGGACTGCTGCTGATAAGAAGCGGAAGGAATTGAAAGAGGACTCTATTAAGTACGGGAAGGCTGTTCAGGGTGTTTATAACATCATTGAATATGTTTCCTCTCAGGTGGAGCTCTCTCTCGATAAAAAAGAGAAGTTTGCAGAATATGCAGAGAAAAAGCGTATTGAGGAACTTGTTCTTGAGAGAAAAGCTGATATCTACGGTATGGATGGGTATATCCTTCCTTCTGATATGGCTGAAACAGTAATCAAAACATATACCACGGAGCAGTGGCTTTCGTATGTCGAAACTTTGAAGTCGAGGAAGGCCGCAGAAGAAACCAGATTAAAAGCAGAAAGGATTGCAAGTGAGCGTAAAGTTGAAATTGCACAGTATAAAAAATTTCTTACAGCACAGGAAGTGGCAGACATTAACAGTATTGGGTATATGCCTGACGCTGTTTATAGTGCTTTTGTTTCATTCCTCAAAGATCGTGAGCTTGCTTACGAAAAAGAGCGGGAAGATCTTCGTGTAAAAAACGAGGAAGCACGGAAGATTGCTGAGGCGACTGCTGAAAAAGCAAAGAAGGAAGCTGAGGAAATAAGGAAAAAAGCAGAAGCCGATGCTTTGAAGGCTAAGAAAGCAAAAGAGGCCGCAGATGCGAAGGCAAAGGCAGAAGCCGATGAAATGCGAAAGAAGTTTGAGGAAGAACGCCGCGTTGCAGATGAAAAAGCAAATAAGGAAGCTGAGGATGCAAGAAAGAAACTTGAGGAAGCTCAGAAAAAAGCCGCTGAGGAATCTGAAAAAGCAAAGGTTGCAGCAGAGAATAGTCGGAAGGCTCTTGAAGATGAAGCGAAGAAAAGAGTATCTGACAGCGCAGGGAAGGTTATTATCGACAAGGCCACTTTTGTTGAGGTTGTTTCGGACTTTCTTTACAGCGAAGCCGGTATTAACAAGTTGCTCGGAATAGACCTTGCGAATAATCTTCTTTCAAAGTTGGAGGCAAAATGATTCACGAACCTGGAATTTATGAAGGAATGAGCGAAGAAGAATACTTTGCAGATGACTCCTTCTCGAAGTCGCAGGTCACAGCCTGTTTAAAAAGCGGCAAGCACCTTGTTTCTTACAAGCAAAATGGTATCTCAGGGAAGGCACTTGAAACCGGTAAACTTGTGGATACCCTTCTTCTTACACCTGAAGAGTATACCACAAGGTTTATCATGGCTCCTGAGACATACGAGAATGCCAAGGGAGAGATCAAGCCTTGGGATTACCGTTCACCCGTCTGCCAAGAGTGGAAGGCCCGTGCATCCTCTTCCGGCCGTGTTGTGATAACTTATGAAGACAAGCATAATGCAGACCGAATCTGTGAATCTGTTAAGTCTTATAAAACTGCTTGCGAGTTGCTTGATGGAGTTTCGCAGGTTTCGATGTTTTGGGTTGATGCTGAGACGGGGGTTCCGTGTAAGGGGAGGTTGGATATACTCAGACCAGGGACGGCCATCACCGATCTTAAAACATCTTCCCGTGATGTAGATTTAAAATCCTTTCAAAAGGATATGTACAATTTCAAATACCATGTTCAGGCTTTCGCTTATACGGAGGGGTATGAGATACTTACAGGAGAAAAGGTTGGATTCGACTTTGTGGCTGTTGAAACGGCAGAACCTTTCGGTGTTGGGTGTTACTCAATTCGTGAAGACTCACTTCTTCTTGGTGAGATGGAATGGCGCAAGGCACTTCGCCGGTATGCTGAATACCTCGAAAAAGGCTTTGATGGATATCCTGATGTACTTCAGCTTATAGATGTTCCTGCGTGGGCCTTGAAGCCAATTTTTGACGGTGATCCTGACGACCTCATTCTTTAAGGAGAGAAAATGAATCTTGTAGAAAAAATTACCGAAATTCGGAAGAAGGTCGGGACAATCGAGAAAAGCACGGAAGGGTTTAAGTTTAAGTATGCGACCCTCCCGGATGTTGTCGCTCAGTTGGACGCTGCGCTTTCAGGCACCGATGTTATCTACGAACAATCAGTAGACTCTGATGAAAAAGGTGTTCTTGTGACAACGACAATTTGGTATGCAGGAGAAGAGGCTACCTCAAGACTGTATCTTCCATGGGATAAAGTGGAGCTCCCAGGTATGACCCCTGTCCAATCAATGGGTGGTGTTATTACCTATCTTCGTAGATATTCTCTTGTTGGTGCATTCAATTTAATGTCTGAAGAAGATGCTGATCAGAAATCAGCAGAGCGTGAGAAGAAGGTTGCCGAAAAGAAACCTCTTTCGGAAGAAGAAAAACAGGCAATAAAAGACCTGTTGACAGAAACAGAAACCGATCACAAGACTTTCCTTGAGTATTATCAGAAAAGTTCTTTGGATGATTTTTCTTCGGCAGAATTTCGTAGTATACTTTCGGTATTGAATAATAAAAAAATCAAAATGGGGAAGGGGAAAAAGTAACATGGCAATGATAATTGGCGCAAGCATTGATGTTGACAAGTTGTCGGCAGCAATCAAAGCGGGCAAGGGTGTGTCCCTTAGTAAAAGCAACAAGCGGTATCTCGCTCTTAGCATCATGGTGAATGATGTCAAGGATGAGTACAACAACGACTGCAATGTGTCAATCGGTCAATCGAAAGAAGAGCGTGAGGCAAAGGTCAACAAAGAGTTTGTTGGCAATGGAAAGATTTTTTGGCAGGGAACTCGTGGTGGAAATAAACCTGCCGCAAACAATACACCGGCAAGTCCTCCACCTGTGAACAATGGTACTTATGATGACTCGCTCCCATTTTAACCTATAAGGAAAAACAATGGACAGAAAAGAAGCAAAAAACAAAGTTGACAAATACGGACGGACGAAGTTCTGCATGGAGAATAATATCCAATATGTACAACTGACTCAATGGCTCTCAGGACAAAGAGACTTTTCACCTGAACGGATGAAGGCGGTTGAAGATGCAATCAACAAGCTCCCAGTCGAGTGAGATTCTTGCATACCTAAAAGGTGGGAATACAATTACCCCTCTTGAGGCTTTGAATAAGTTTGGATGCCTAAGACTTGCTGCAAGGATTTCAGACCTGAAGAAAGGCCATCCCATAAGTGGGCGAATGGTCACAAGAAACGGAAAAACTTTCAAGGAGTATTATCTTGACAATTGAAGAATTTGACAAGAATATCGAAGAGTGGGGAAGGGCAAAGGGTCTTATTCCTGAAGATGGAATATCGCTACTTGCAACCAAGGCTCAGTATTTAAAAGTTGCAGAAGAAGCTGGCGAATTGTATGAAGCCGATTCATTCTGCGAAGTTGCTCCTCTTGTAGGCCTTGATAGTTTGATGGATGCAATAGGGGATACCGCTGTTACTTTGTGTCTTCTTTGCAAACAATGCGGGATTGACTTTTTAAGTGTCTATCGGGATTCAAAAATGCTTGCACGGAAAGCCTTTATTCACGACATTCTGTCTATTGCGGGAAGGCTTGCAAGGGGTGTTCTCCCTACTCTTGAAATTACTCATTCGCTATCATCCCTTGAATCTATTGCAAGAAAGCATGAAGTAATATTTATGGAATGCTGTGATATGGCTTGGAATGTTATTCGTGAGCGTACCGGAAAAACTATTAATGGTGTTTTTATAAAAGACTAAAACCTGGGGTGTTCGTCCAATTGGTCAGGACAGCAGACTTTGAATCTGCTAATGGTGGTTCGATTCCATCACGCCCTGTTTAAAGAAAGGATTCGTATGAAAGAGATTTTTGGGTTTAAGCAGTCGGCATTGGTACGGGAAGGCATAGAGCTTTTCCCCGCATTCATTCTCCGGTGGATTATAGACAAAGGACGCAAAGGGTTCTATGTCGATGCACTTTTCAAAGACCTTCCCATACTCAAGGAAGACTTTCAAATGATCATGCTTATCCTTGCTGAGTTTGAGGGAAAGGAATGGATCGAATATGTGGTCAATCAGGAAGACTGGTTTGTGACTATCAATAAATTTGAGTGTCCACTATATTCTAATAGGGAAGAAGATTGGTTGTGGTTTTGGGAGACATATTCGCATAAGACCGGGACGGCCCCTTCTAAAAAGAAGTTCATGTCCCTTCCACAGTCTGATGTAGACAAAATTATTTCTACTCTCGGTGGTTATATCCAATCTACTCTCGGCCCAAAAGAGAAAGAGGTTACCGGCAATTGGAAGCCACGAAGGAAAAACCCTCTCACATACCTGAATCAAAGAATTTGGGATGACGATGTTGTTACTGAAGAAAGTGAATACGAGAAGATGAAGCGACAGGCCGTGTAGATACACCCCGTCCTCTGTGTAAGTTCCTCGTATGACAGGTATCACGGGGAAGGCAGTCTCGCTTAATTAGCAGGAGTGCAGAGCAACTTTGAGAGAAGTACAATCAAAGGGTTGCCCGGCGGGTGGAAGGCCCGCACATTAAACAATCAACCAACAAAGACGATATAATATGTCAATTGAATCACAAATACTTGGTGCTGTACTATCAGACTCTACAGGTGCTCTTTGCAGACTGCTTGTCGAGAAGACTGTTGAATCAGATTATACTGATGGACTTGATGTTTTTAAGTGCATAAAAGGATTGGTAAGCGGAAAGTCAGCTGTAACATGGGGAATTGTTAAGCACGACCTTCCACACCATGCTGCATATCTTGAATCTATTAGAAATTTAAGTTGCGACTTTGAACCTGGTGTAGAGCGGTTAAAGACCTATGCAAAAATACGCAATCTTCGTGAGTCTTCTAACATTCTTAATCGTAAAGAGCCGACATATAACGATTATGTCAAGTTGTTGAGCGAGTATGAAAAAACCATTACAGAGATTTTCAAGCAGGGGTATGCTTCCGATAGAACCTTTAGATTGCAAGACGGATTAAGTAGTTATTATGACAAACTTGCAAAGCAGATACAGGAAAATAAAAAAGGCGGTATCCCTACTGGTTTTCCTCGGCTTGATGAAATATCCGGTGGTTTAAGGGGTGGTGAGACATGGGTTATTGCAGGGAGGCCAAGTATGGGAAAAAGCTCTAAAGCTCTTACGATGTATACTTGGCAGGTAATAAATGGATATCGACCTGCTTATTACTCTGGGGAAGTGTCCTTTATGGAGGTTTACAACAAGGTGTTTTCAATTATGTCTGACATAATGGGAAAGCCAATTCCTTACCAAGCATTGCGCAACCCTTACGGCCAAAAAGCAATACTTGAAAAACTTCTTGAGCTTACACCTATTATACAAAATGGATTTGGGAATCTTTCTGTAGACTACACATTTACATTCTCAGGTATATGTACATCTATCCGTGAGCTTGCAAGAAAAAACATGATTGATGTGGCGTATATTGACCAATTAACATTACTTGTTAAAGACCAGAGATACGCCAAAGAAGAGCTTAATCAATATTCAAGAGATTTTAAAAAGCTTGCAGAAGAGATACAGATACCAATAGTTGAATTAACGCAATTATCAAGGGAGGCTGAGGCAAAGGGTATACCCAATCTTAGTCACCTTAAAGGTTCAGGTGGAATAGAAGAAAATGCTGATGTGGTTTTATTTCCTTGGAGGCAATGTATTGTTGACAGGAACGCACCAAAAGAAGAGGCAATGCTTATAATTGGGAAGGCAAGGAATTTTGACGGTGAACCAATTATGTATAACTTTTCAACGGTAACAACAAGATTCAAAGAGAGTTCAAATGCAAAGAGTTTTTGATAAGACGGCCCTCCCACCTCTCAGTGATATCGCAGAACGATACGGCTTAGTAGTAAAAAACAATCGCTGCTGCTGTCCTTTCCATGAGAGCAAAGACAACCGGAGTATGCTTATCTACCATGATGGGTATACCTGTTTTAAATGCGGAACCGGGGATCAGATAGACTTTGTTCAAAGGATGCACGGAATTACTTTTAAGGAAACAATCGAGAAACTTACTAATGATTTTCTTGGTGGTGTTTCAAGAAGTATTCCCGTGACCGTCCACAATGACAAGAAGCATTCCAAGGAAGCGAGCAAAGAGTTTAGGACTGGGCTACTCATTACACTTTCGATCCTGCTGCTGAGGGCTGATAGCATGGGTGTGAGCGGGGCAAGTCAGGCAATTGCGGGAAGGCCATTTTTCAGTAACCTATTACGATATAAATCAGAACTTGAATTTGTATATGAATCACTTACTTCACAGAGAGAGATCACTTTTGAAGATGAAGAAAATATTCTAAAATTAATCGACAAGGTATTGACTAAATCTTGACCCATTTGTATATTACTACTATAACCAAGGGGGACAAGGTGTTCAAGATAGAACGAAGATGCAAAAAGTGTGGGGACTATAGACCGCATTGGATGTTCTATAAAGAGTCTTCTAATATCTGCAGGGAGTGTCAGATTAAAGATGCTATGCTGAGGAAGGCAGGAAAGAAAGCCCCTCCCGCAGTAAGGTTATGCAAAGAGCACCGGCAGAGCATAGTAGGTCGGCAAAAGAAGTGTCCGATATGCTCTTACCTTGGACGGCAGAAGACGATTAAGAACGCAAACGAAAAGAAGATTGGAAACAAAAAACTGATCCAATATTACAAAGATTGGAGGCTTTCAAAACTTGAAAAAGTTCCTGTAGTGTGTTCTGATTGCCCTTCTTTTGTGAATTTTTCACCGCTTGATGAAGGGTATTTTCAATGTGAAATGAATTGGTTCCCGGAAGAGTGTGAAGTGGGAAGGTATAACTTTTAAGGAGTATTTATGGTTGAAATAGTTATCAAAGAGGTTGCCACTTTACTTGTGTGGTTGTGGTCGAATGTCCACATTATCCCTATTGCGCTGTTTATAACATGGGTATCAGCTGTTGGTGTAAGGTGGGCGAAATGAAAAAGTATTACCGGGGCCGGACATATAGGTCACTTGAAGAACTCATGATTGATATTGCCAACAAGAAAAATATTTACCATCACCACAAAGTCCTTTCCTTTGGATGGTATCAGAACTGGACTATTAGATTTCTAATGGGTGCATGGAGTGAGTTTTCAATATGCGAAGATGTTTCAAAGCCTCTTCCTTATAAGCAGATGGAGCTTGAAATATGAAGGCGATCATGTTAAAGTCTCAGGGTATGCTATTACGCCTTCCAGGTGATGATAATTTTTCAGAACTTCCAGACGGTGAATACGATGTCGAGATAAAGCGTCCACGCAATGCAAAGTTTCATCGTAAATTCTTTGCTTTCCTAAACCTTGTGTTTTCCAATCAGGATAAGTACGATAACATTGATGACCTTCGGTGGGAGCTTTTGCTTCGGTGTGGATATTACCATGCTCACGCCACTTTGAATGGTGAAATGTTATATTTTCCTAAAAGCATTGCCTTTGACAAGATGGATGAAGTTGAGTTTGAGGCTTTATACAAGAAGATTACAGATGTTGTTTTCAAATACTTCATAAACGGGACGGCAGAAGATGAACAAAAATTCCTTAACCAGGTGGCGACTTTCCTATGACAGAGTGTGACAGAAAATGTCCTTTCACAAAACGAAATACCTGTTGCAAGTTTTGCGCAGAGCAGTTTTGTACAAAGAAATGCAGATTAGTAAACAGAGAAGATTGTAGTCATAAAGTAATTTACCCGGCAAACGAAAACTAAATTGGTAGCGTTGAGTTTAGTTTTTTTCAGTCGTTGCCCCGAGCGAGCCGGATCGGGGTTTTTATTGTGAAATGTGAAAATAGTTTCTGCAACATACT